TTAAATCGGGCAGTCGTCCCTACGCAGATCGTTAACGAAAAACGTGACGACACCGTAAACCTCTACGCCCTCCCCCTCGATAGCCTCACCGTCTCTGGTGATGAACGATTGCCCCTGCAGCAGTCCAAAATCCGTCATCCCGTCGTAACGGATCAGGACGTAGTCGCCAGGCTTAGGCCGTAGAGACATATCCAAAATGGCGTAGCCTGAGTCTGTTTTTACAACCCGCGAGTTAGCATCCACGCGGCACAGCTTCGTGACGGTGAGAGTTTCCTCGATATAGTCAGATGCTGGAGACGGAAATCCCATATCACAGCCCTCCGTTCGGGTTGAACAGCTGGAACGTCCGATCGTCACCCACTTTGTTCCGACAATGACCGTGACCGGTTACGTTGGCACAATCTATGTGAAACTTCCCGTGTGGTGGATTTCTAACGGCTCCGCGCCTGCTGCATACTCTATCGAGGAATCATAATGAAAATGTATATGAGCTGCTCTGCCAGCAGCAATGAAAGTGCCGCAGAACCTCAGCAATTCAAGGACGGTTCGAATTATTTCTTTTACCGTCCTGCGAGAGAACTCACGCCACTGGAGTTTCAGGTTTCTGAATCGAGACCGGATAACGTCCTGGCGGAGATCGAGGCGGGCGACAGAAACGGCATTATGGAGCAGGCCATTTCTGTTGCTGAACTGCATGCTAACGGCGCACCTCATTCGGTGCGTTTTGTTTAACACTATCCCGCCAGTAATGGCGGGATGATTTATTCAACAATTAGAGAATATCCGCCAGATAAATCAACACCCGATACTATCAACCATGAATTAACAAGCAGAGATGCATGCTCTGCCGTATCAGCGACGATTTCCGTCAGGTCATCTTCGGTTGATGTTTTTGATAAAATATATTCACCAGCGGATTTTTGGCGTAAATAAAACATGATTACCTCACATAAACTTGCGACTAATCCCCTCGGTCAAAAACGCCGGGAGAACAATATGCAACTCTCCGACAAACCCGCTCAAAACAATTGCAGCGCTGACACCAATTGGGCTTGCGACGGAGTTTAGCAAGAACCGGCATTTTGACTGCACGCCGACGTATTTATCGGTAGTGAGTGGAGTTTCAGGAACTGACAGTAATGCAGTAACGTCTTTTACAGGACCAACACGACTACCGAGATATGTATATTTGCGCACAGTGCTGTAGGTTGAGCCGTTATATGTTGTTGTAAATGTCGGGTTACTATAGTGGTAAAGTTTTGTCTGGTAATTTACATTACCTCCCGTGATACCATTCATCATTATTGAAATGCATGACCAGATATTATCATCTAAATCTACATTCAGGAGCATATCGAAATTACGTAGCTCAAATATATCGCTCGCTGCTGTAGCAGTTAATTTCAGCGTTGTCAGTCCGTTATACGCTGATGAATATTTTGCAGTCATCCCACCGGATACCGACGCTGTTAATCCAGTAGCTGCGTCCCTTATGACTTCCGCACCATCGTTACCGTTGAATTTATACAAACCATTATTCAAACTTGCTTCGTATTTTGTCAGCAAAGGCTCATGCCTACAGCCACGGTTATCTACAAAGAGATTCCATGTGTCTTTTACAGGGTCATCATAGCCCAGAAGCGAACACTGGTCGTCCGACTCCGCGTATGCCCATCCAACACCGCGCAAAATTTTGACGTTATTATTTTCATACGCCCCGAAAAATATTTTACGTCGTGATGCAAACTCAGACTGACTTCCCTTAGCAGCAGATATAGGACAGTCGAATACAACGATATTTTTATAAAATTCCCAAGCCGTGCTCATAGGCTCTTGTAACATTAACGCACTGGAAAACCCTTCCACGTGACACGTCGGCAGGAATGTGAAATTATTACCACGCCCCCGGTTTCCGAATATTAACACAAATGGTGAGTAGTCCACTGAGACAGTATCGAATGTGACATTCTGCCCTGGTGTATTCCAGTAGATATTTGCCGCAACGCCATCACCTATGGTTCCATCCCGGAAGGTTATACGTTCTCCAGAGTTAGCCTTGTCTGAGTTTGAGTACAAGTTATAGTAGTTCCTTACCAAATCAGCACCACCCAAATCACATATATAGGTGTCCATTGGATTATACTTAAGACCGTATCGAAACTCCCTCACTCGAATACGTCCTATCTTAAACTCACGAGCATCAAGTACGGTCTGCCCAGAACTAATATTACCCGCTTCAATGCCTGCTACCTGTGAGATTAATTTACCCCCGCCAACTAGCTCAAACATTCCAGGGGTATTAAAAAATATTTTACCTTGCATATTCACAGGGACAGCCGCGTAATCCCCCAGCTCAGGAAAGAAATCATTCCTGAAGACAAAAGATGTGTTCCCTGTAAGGAGGGATTGTATAGACACATCTGCGTCTGAAGTGAATCCAAAGAATGTTGGTGCATTTACTTTTTCAGTGATTTTATATTGAGTTTTGACAACCGGGGAAAGGCTAGATGGTACATAAATATTCGTGTAAATTTGAAAATAGTTAAGATTGCCAGATGACAATTTTAGCAACTCGCCCCTGATAATTTTATTACAACATTGACCAAAGTTAGACCCGTCTATCAAGAGCCCAGCCAGACGTAAATCTATAGCGCCTGACGATACATCTGCATGCCAGCGTTTACCTCCGGCAGTGACAATACAGCGATAATCGTCGTCAGCCGATGTCGTGTCTTCAGCATAATGTGTAAATGTCGCATTGATGACGGGGCCACCTTCAGTTGCGCATTTCAGGGTAATCCATTGCCGGTCCATTTCCGGCTCTGTCCCACGCAGCGCGGTGAAATGAGCGCAGCGGCCGAGTAGTTTTGCGCCGTCGCCTGAACCCAGGTGTTGGCGAAGCGTATCACCATCCATCAGAACGAAGTGAGCCACATCATTCGCAAAACTGATTGCGTCGGTACCGGTCGTCGTAAATCCGACATCCGTGGTGGTATTCAGGCGGTAATATTGGTCGTTATACCGGATGTACTGGTTACGGGCGCTGAACTGAAACGGACCGTCTTCATAGTCACCGAGGAACACGTAACCAGAGCTATCAAGAAACTCCTGGAATCGACTTTCTTTATTAGCCTGTGACGCTTCAAATTCAGACTCCATTTGGGTCTGAGATGATATAAAATCATTCTCTTTAGCTTGCTGTGCTGATTCGAAGTTACTCCTCTGATCCTGCATTTGCGATTCAAACTCAGCTTCTTTTGCAGCAATCTCGAAATCAATACTTTCTGACAAGCCAGAGGATATTGCCTTCGCCTCTTCCATTGCCTGCCTTGACAGAATCGCAGCATCTTTAGCGTCGGATACAGAACCTTCAATATCAATAATTGGTTGTTCAATGCTTAATAGATACTGTTTCGCTTCTGCGGCACTAACTGCTGCACTCGCAGAATATTGCGCGGCTTGTTGTGTGTCAGTAATTTTCATGATTTCTCTCATGAGTATTCATAAATAATAACAATGCCGGCTTTTCCCCTGGCACCATTCACTGCAGGTGACGATGGGCCATTAGACGATCCAGATGCGCCGGAGCCGTATGCCTGACCTTCAACAGCCGCATTACCAAAAGCAGGAACCCAGCCTCCTCCTCCAAAAAAACTACTTGCCCCTGGAGAGCCAAGAAATGATTGCGTAGCGTTGGCATATGCAGGCGTGGAGGGGGCACCCGGCGCACCGAGGATATTTGCTCCTGAAGGGCTATCTGAGGAAACGTTACCCTGAGGAAAAAAGGGTGGGTTTGCAGGACCGGCAGACGATCCTCTTACGCCTCCAGGAGCAATCATCAGCGCCCCGATAGAGCTTGGATGACCTGAAGATCCTGCGAGCGAACTTGCCGTGCCGCCCCCACCTCCCGCCCCAACAGTGACGCTAAGGCTTAGAAAGTTGACTGCGAACCTTCCCTTTGCATATGCGCCAGCCCCGCCCCCGGAAACGATAGAGACCTGCCCGGGACCTGTCGCAGGTGACGCATCACTCCCACCGCCGCCACCCACCATTTCCACAATAATAGTTCTGGTGCCTGGGGTGGGGGTATATGTTCCAGATTCAACGAAAGTCTGAACATTCAGCAGTCTTCCGGAAGAAGAGCTGATCCAGCCAAGGCCTCCCGAGTCAGGATTCGTGGTGTTATTATCGACAATGCTTTGCCAGTAACCGTCACGGGAAGAATTAATGAGGATCGCACCCTTGGGATATCCGCCAATTGCCGCCGAGAATGCCGCATCGAATGGATAACAACCTCCAGATTGATTCCACTGGAGTCGCGTGTAGATATCGCTGAATATCCCGTTGAAGTCCTGCCCTCTTGGAGGCTTTCCTCCCGCCGACAGTGGAATGCGAGTCAATGGCGGGAAACCCGAGTCCATACTCGCCAGCCCATCAGCCAACGTTTCAGAGGTGGAATTAACCGGGATCGTGTTTTTGTCGCCACTCGCAGAAAAAACAACCGTCAGACGTGACGGCATGGCTGAATTGTTCAATTCAGACCTCCTGAACGATGTTTACTTTTACCCCAGGCGGGGAAGGAAGCGCGCCGGAGCTTTGCACTATGGCCAGCTCCGAATCGGAAAGTTGAAACTCGAATACGTAGCTCATGACATGGTTACCATCGTCACGCACGTAAGCTCGCCCGCTGGAGCCGAACATGTACATCAGCATGCGATTCATGACCGGCACGGTGCAGTCGCTGATGTTAGCCATCGCTTTGCACATGATCAGCTTGCGGTATGCGTCATTGGTCAGGACGACAGTGTTTGTGTCCTGTACACCGGTATAGAAAGGTGCCTGGTTAAAGGGTTGCGGATCGGTGAGTTCTGCCGGAGTGCTGGTCGCTTCGCCAAAGCCCAGAAACTGCTGGGATGGCGTCACGGTCAGCAAACGCCCTACATCAACGATTTTACCCCAGCACATCAGACCGTAATCGCCACATGTCTCGATGTTAAATACGAGGTCATAGAACGTGTCTATCCAGTCCTCTGGCGCTACTGAAGCGTTAAAGGTATCAATCAGTGAGCGCAGGCTTGTTGAGTTCACGTACTGCGCGTAGATCGTCCAGTCGACATTATTCACTTACCGCCTCCGTTATGATGTTTGTCGCATCCAGAGTCGGTTCCTGATCAATGCCCATGGTCAGCGCACTAGACCAGGTTGTTCCATCCAGGGATATCTGGACCGAAAGAACGTTCATGTTCTGTGTATCTAGCGCCTGGATAGGGCCGATATACCGGCTGCCATAAATTCGCGCGCCGGCACGCGCCCGGGTGCCACCATCTGCGCCGGTGAAGGAATTCAGGACGACCGCTCTGATCTGCGCGTTGATATCTGACGGAAGGCCATCATTCTCTTCGTATTCCACCTTGATATGAACGCTCACCGCATCCAGCGTTTTCCACCTGTAGGTGTACTCCGGATAAGGGGCGTCATAATTTTCGGTATCCTGCACGGTCCCAGTGGTGTCACCGTTCATAACGGTGCCCGGGGGAAGTTTTTTATTGATGGCCGCTGCAATGTCAGCCACTGCTCCGCCATAAACCCCGATATAAATCGAGCTGGCCAGCAGCGTGTAATTCGTGGAACCTTTCTCGACGGAAGTCGGCTCTTTGTTGTCGATCACATAAACATCAAGCACCCCGTCGACTTCCAGGACAGCAGCCCGCACAGCAGCTGCCGTGTTGAAGGCGTTACGTGCCACTGACTGGCGACGGCGATACTCAAATGCAGATCGCCCTTCAACATTCGAACCCGGAACACCCGCAGTCTCATTGGTGATACTCGACCAGCCACTTACCGCGACATAGATGTTTGTCAGCGTACCGATGGGGCACGCTATCGGCCCGGTAGTCAGGTTCTGGAACTCAATTTTTACCGTCCCGTCTGCGCCTATCGTTCCGGCCGCCAGGGACACGTACATATAACCGTTATCGTCGGTTGCATAGGACTGTGCCGGGATCACCGTCCCCGGTACGCCGGAGCATGTGGCCGTAACAACGGTACCCGCCGCAGCAATGCGATCGAGGAAGTAAATCCTGCCGATGCCATCCTGAAATCTGCCGGAGGAAAAGTCCGGGTTCATGTTGTTGACGATAGCCAGAAGCTGATCGTTTTTGTCAGCGATGATTGCAGTATCAGTGACAGCCAGCTGCCCCTGCGGCGTCTTAAGGTTCGTGCTCATCGCCGTCCCGAATGCAGAACCAATATCTGCTATACGCCCGGCAAGAATGTCTCCCTCATCTGGAACATCAAGGCCAGTGGTGGAAAAGGTCACGGCCGGTACCGCCGTAGAGATTGTCGTCATTTTTTCCTCACAGGGTGACGCTGGAATCCAGGCCGTTGGTATCCACGATCGCAATAACGCCGGTAGTGCGGCGCGTATCGCGGTTGTTAATCAGCGTCGGCTCAGCGCGCGCGATATAGCTCATCCGCAACGCTTCAACCTGAAGCGCGGCCGCCATGGCGCCGGTGCTGGCCTTAACGTTCAGCAGCTCTTTGTAATTAACGCCGGTGTCTTTTTCGTAAATGCACTCGCCGCGTATAGCCAGGCATGCCGTCGCTACGTCCTGAGCGCAGGCGTAGGGATTTTCAACCGTGGCGATATTACCCAGCTCATCAAGGACAAGATCCCAGGTGTCGGGATCGAGTTTGAGAGAGATTGTTTTCATGGATTTCGCCCATAAAAAAACCCCGCCGAAGCGCTGAGGGATCCCCATAAAACAGCGCTAATAAACCAGCACCATACTTCGGTAGGCTCTGGCGAGGTGGTTAAGAACGGTGCTCAGCACCGTTCGCCTTAATATTAACGGGGAGTGTCGCAGGACATTCTCCGCTAACGTCAGATAAGAGATTACCCGCCGCGATTTAATACTGTTGGCCTGATACCTTACATGTAATCCTTTACTTTCTGCATGATAACCAATAAGCCACAGGACTATTGTGCTCAGCGTTGCCAGCAGGCTCAGCACCAGCATTCTTCCCGCTGAACGGCTGTAACTGGCACGCAGACCGAACCCGAACCGTTCGCTTTTCTCATCGCGGAAGTTCTGCTCTATCTGCATGCGGCGACTGTATAACTTCATGATTTCACGTGGCTTAAAGTCGTCTGTGCTGCTGAAGATGAGCCACGGCTCTTTTGCTGAAGAGCGCCCGTCGCGAACCTGAGATTTTCGTTTTATACGACACCTTGAGTGCCGGTGTTTCCGGCCTTTTGGTTCTTTCCTGTGCAGGTAAAAATGCCCCTCACACCGGGCATATTCCGCCCGTGCAAGCGTGCCGGGCCCCAGATATTCTGGTTTACTGCTGGCCTGTAATTCCTGACGTCTGAACCAGTATTCACCTTTTCTGTTCAGGCGCATCTGGATATTACCCCTGACACGGCCAATAAAATCCCATCCGAGCGACCGGATATGCCGGAACCAGGCATTCTGGAAGCCCGCATCGGTAACGATGATGACTCTGGCCGTCGGGTTCACCGCCCCGGCAAGGGCATCAAGGAAGGCCTTTTGTATCTGTCCATTCTGCTGCTTTTCTGACGGGACTATCCAGCTTAACAGCGGAAGCGAACGCCCATCGCAAAGCAGACTGGCGCGGAGCACATGATATTCCTGAGACGGATAGCCACTCCAGTCAACCGCAATAACACACAGCGATAATTTCCGCGTCAGCATGGTGATAATACCATTGAAAATTAAAGGAATATCCCGATGGAGTGATTCATTGCCCAGTAGACGATCAACTCGTTTGATTTTGTTTTTGACCTGAGCAGCGCCGGGTAAATAACGTCCGATACTGGTCAGCGTCAGTGACGCGCCGTTGATTAAGGCAAGCGTGGCGTCAAGGAGGGCATTTTGTCGGTATTTGTGAAACGGAGCTAAGGCATCCCGGAAGAAATTCTGACATACTCGGCAGGCAGGCATAGAGGTGATCTCATTGAATTGATAGCACAATCAGTAGATCACAAAACTCTATGCCTGTCTTTTTTCACCCGCCCATTACTGGGGATTCCTCAGCGCCGAAGCGAGGTTTATGTTGTCTACGAAAATTTCGTAGTTAGTTAGCCAATCACATATTCAGCCTTTCCGCCACGGAACGAGATGGTTTTATTCCCCGCCCGGCGGCAAGCGTCTGCGATAGCCTTCATACCGTACTCGACATTACCCAGATGTTTGCGCATCGCCACAATTTCAGCCTTCGGCGCCGACACATCAAAGCCAGCCTCCTCCAGAACATTAATCAGGCGAATGGCCGCAGATGTCGAGTTATCGCCGCAAAGCATATCCATCGTCACATCCAGTGCAGGAGCAGTGCAGCTCCTGCCAAATGAGAGGTTGCCACTGCGAACTACCGGGTTGTTATCAAGCCACCACTGAAGGGGAATGTTAACGTCAAACTTCGGCGCTGGCAGTGTTTCCTGCTTGCCAAGGAATTCACCCTCAAGAGGCACACGCGCAGCGATAGAAAGCGCCTCGGTAAACTGGTCGTCGTTGATTTCTTTGTAGCTGCAACCAAAGTGAGATTTCAGTGAAGACCACATGGTGATCATCGCTTTGGCCTGATTCTCTTTCGGCAGCGCCTTTCCGCGAGTCATTACCAGTTGCTTAATTGCTTCCTGTTGCTCTGAAGTGATTTTACCGGGGTGTGACTTTTTAGCCTTACGTGGGTTCTTAACCTCGCCTTTCGTCCAGTACTCGTAAAGAACATCGTCGCACTCTTCCTGATAACGAATCACGCTATCGCGAATTTCAGGGCGGACTTTGTTAGGGCTGATGGTTTGCAGCCAGCCGTTCAATTTGCGAAGAGCAAGGCAAAGCATTGTTTGCTCACCACCTTTTGTAGGGATCATGATTTCCCTGACCCCTTTGGCAAAACGTGATTTCAGCTTATCGGCCTGCCCCTGGTATGTTAACCCCATGCCATCGATGATAGGACGCATCGGGGTGTATGCCTCATTATCAACACTGACAACATACAGATTAGAACCGTAGAAAGGCACGTTGATAGTGGAAACAGCAGTTGCTATACTCATATTCGTTAGTTCCTTGGTAGATACTGACAAATTAGAAGCCTCGATGGTTGCAGCCATTGGGGCTTCGTCGTTTTTACTGAATAACCACATCACCCTTCTCCTCAAGCTTCATAAGCAATTCCATACGATATGCGATCTCAGCTTGAATAGAACGATGGCAGCGCTTAGCTGAATCTCGGATGTGATTGTCGATCTTTTCTACAAAACGAACCTGGCGCGGCTTGATAGTGGAAATCTTTTCAGACATCATGAACTCCTCTTTTTTCTCTACATAAAAACTCATATGAACTTGTAGAGATATTAATATGAATTTTTCATATGTCAACATGTCTTTAAGGGTGAAATTGTGAACTTCGATTCCCTGTTCAACGAGCGAGTCTCAACGCTAAGAAAATCTTTGGGCCTGACCCAGACAGAGCTTGCAAAACAAATTGGAGTTGTTCAGCGCCAAATTGCGGCATACGAAGGTGGTGAGTCCAAACCAAGAGATGCTGTTCTGCTGCGCTTGGCTTCAGCGCTTGGGACTACTCCGGGCTGGCTGGCGTCTGGTGATGGGCAGGAGCCCAACCTCAAAAATTTCATTCCCTACACATCCGTTCGTCAGGTACCACTTCTGACTATGGGACCATTTGCTGACAAGCTTGAAGAAGCTTTAAAATCCGCCACAACATTCCACCCTTGCGGCATTAAGGTTAGCGACGAAGCTTTCGCCCTCAAAATTGTTGGTGAATCAATGAGTGGCTCGGGAGGATTTAGCTTTCCTGCTGGCTGTGTCGTTATCTTCGACCCGAAGGTTGAACCCCGGCAAGGTAGCTTTGTTCTGTATGGCTATGAAGACGAAATGACATTTAAGCAGTATTTCAGCGATCTCTTTCAAATCACCCTCAAGGCATTGAATGCAAATTATGGTGACCTTGTTTTAGCCAAGGGGGATGGATTCCTTATGGCTACTGCGGTTTATGCAGAGATAAATTTACTGCAAATTTAATAGTTTCCCAATAATTCAAAATAGTAGGTAAAACTTACTTTCCGAAATAGAACAAAAAACCCACCTGATGGTGGGCTTTGGCTAGTACATCGACTTGATCTGCGTGGTACCGTCCGGAACGCCATACTTGCTCATTTTCCAGCAGGCCTCAGCAACCTGGATTATTTGGTATCTCATTTCAGGGCCAATTCCTTCTGTTAAGCTAATGTGCTGTTTCATAAACTCAAGGGTCACGCCTTCCCTTTGGGCTGCTCCCGCCACCCGGCACATATGCCTTACCCCGGCGTCAGAATCAGCCTGCTGGTATGGGTATCGGGCCATTAGAGAATAGTAGACATTATTTAAAGTGTAAGACGCGGCATCAATCTCACGCTTGGCCATACACTCCTTACTAGGGAAGGTGCGAACAAGTTCCTGATATGAGATCATCATATTCATCCGGAGCGCATCCCAGAGGGACATCATGAGCCATCAACTCACCTTCGCCGATAGTGAATTCAGCACTAAGCGCCGTCAGACCCGAAAAGAGATTTTCCTCTCCCGCATGGAGCAGATTCTGCCATGGCAGAATATGACCGCTGTCATCGAGCCGTTTTATCCCAAGGCGGGCAATGGCCGACGGCCCTATCCGCTGGAGACCATGCTGCGTATTCACTGCATGCAGCATTGGTACAACCTGAGCGACGGTGCCATGGAAGATGCCCTGTACGAAATCGCCTCCATGCGCCTGTTTGCCCGATTATCCCTGGATAGCGCCCTGCCGGATCGCACCACCATCATGAATTTCCGCCACCTGCTCGAGCAGCATCAACTGGCCCGTCAATTGTTCAAGACCATCAATCGCTGGCTGGCCGAAGCAGGCGTCATGATGACCCAAGGCACTTTGGTGGATGCCACCATCATTGAGGCACCCAGCTCTACCAAGAACAAAGAGCAGCAACGCGATCCGGAGATGCATCAGACCAAGAAAGGCAATCAGTGGCACTTTGGCATGAAGGCCCACATTGGTGTCGATGCCAAGAGTGGCCTGACCCACAGCCTGGTCACCACCGCGGCCAACGAGCATGACCTCAATCAGCTGGGTAATCTGCTTCATGGAGAGGAGCAATTTGTCTCAGCCGATGCCGGCTACCAAGGAGCGCCACAGCGCGAGGAGCTGGCCGAGGTGGATGTGGACTGGCTGATCGCCGAGCGTCCCGGCAGGGTAAAAACCTTGAAGCAGCATCCGCGCAAGAACAAAACGGCCATCAACATCGAATACATGAAAGCCAGCATCCGTGCCAGGGTGGAGCACCCGTTTCGCATCATCAAGCGGCAGTTCGGCTTCGTGAAAGCCAGATACAAGGGGCTGCTGAAAAACGATAACCAACTGGCGATGTTATTCACCCTGGCCAACCTGTTTCGGGTGGACCAAATGATACGTCAGTGGGAGAGATCTCAGTAAAAACCGGAAATAACGCCAGAAATGGTGGAAAAAATAGCCTAAATAGGCTGATTCGATGTGTTTGCGGGAAAAAAATCGGCCCAGATCCGCGAAATTTTAATCAGCGAGTCAGCTTGGGAAGAAATGACCTGCTTATTCGCACCTTCCCTAGCCTGACACTCAGCTTCTTTCTGCGCTGCAAATGCTTCGTTTTCTTTTTTCTGCTTCTCAATTTGTCGTTGGTACATTAGATCGTGAAGAAGATCGCTGTATCTATTGAAATAGCATTTATTGTCTTTTAGACAGTCACTTGTATCTTGCTCTGGAAGATTGTCCCCGGTTTCCTTTTTATAAATTTCTCGCAAATCTTTTACAGACTGCATGCCGCTAGAATTGGTGGGGAACTTTGTTTCATCAAATTTGTTGGCTTTCTGATAATCAACATATTCAGATGGGGACATGGCACAGCCAGACAAAGTAACAAAAACTATAAAAACTGATTTTTTTATCATCACGGCTCCAGGGGATTTGTGCGGCTTCCTCCAGATTCTACTCCGCCATGGTCATGTCCATCAACGATTGAACCGTCCACCAACTGAAGCTTACCGTTCGCAAGGATTTTCAGGCCGTTTATGTTAACGATTCCCGGGCTCTTGATGTTTATTCCGCTGCCGGTGAACTCTGCGAACTCCGTGGGTTCATCGTTCAAACTGGCGATAGCAGTGATGTAAACAGCATCCGAGTACGAGTGGCGCCGCTGAGTTGGCGGTGGCCCACTTTGCCTTGATGCTCTGACATTGGTTGTATCTTTGTCACAGGCGATTACCAGACCAATATCGCCAATGCGGGGAGTCATTTTTACCGCGCTGTTCCCGGCCTGATACCGAATGAAGGGAATGTCATATACCTCCTGACATTTAATCTCCCCCCCGGATACGTTCGCGCCGCTCACAAGAGGTAGCACAGTCATAACGCCATCACCAACATCTTTAACCAGAACAATATCAGCAAAAACATTGCCCTTTGATGCCGTGGCTATAAGGGACAAGATCGCGTTACCCTGGCAGGAGATATCAGAAGCTTTTTGGTTAGTTGCCATTGTTTTCCCCTCCGATGACAGATGCCGGAGATGCCACAACAAACGTCTCCCAAAGTCCGCCAGGTACTTTACAGGACAGATAGTGGGTAGTCCCCGCCTGCACCACCCACTCTCCGCTCGCGTGTGGAAGGTCAGTCTCAAGGATGATTTTAGTATTCAGTTTCAGAGACGGGGAGTAAATGCAGCGAAAGTTAATACCCATCTCATAAAATATTGGGTATCCAATAAGCCCAGTGGCTGGAGAAATATACGGAACAACTGAATCCGACGGTGTTTTACCTGTATAAATTGTGACAGTGCCAAAATCTATATCAACAGATATGTCATGCGCTGCCGCAATTTTTAATATTTGGATTATTGCGTTGTCATCGAAATACGGATTCCGATGAGTAGCCTTAACGTCCACGTTAATGAACTTTAAACCAACCTTAAAGGCAAGAGCTCGAATCATATCAGCAACATCAGCATCGCCACGAATGGACGTAGGCTCACATGGGATCAGGCGCTCCCTTCCAGCCGCTGCCGCGGTTATCTCAATCGGCGCATCCGGCATCTGATTCAGGTTAATCCTGGCAGATGTTATTGACCCGGAAAAAACACGGGTGTCGCCGGCATAAACAACGATTGAGTTCTGCGCATAAGCGACTATCTTTTGTGCGTTTGTCGTCAGCTTTGACATGCTTTCCAGGGAAAGCCCCCATAGACTAAGTTCGAGTACCGTACCGGTAGCGCCGCCAAATGCTGATATAGCAGCTTCACACTTGAAGCCTTTAACAATCAGCGTGTTACCAATTCCGCCGTCAAACGTACCGTTGGCCAGCGTGAACGATACGGTAAGTTCTCTCTCCTTGTAACTCATCTGCCGACCTCACTGCTCGTCGCGTAATACAACTTGAATCTGGTGCCAATTTCGTCGTAATACGGATCGGCGGTACCTTTCGAGTCAACGAAAACCAGATCGCCACTGAACCCCAGATATTTATACCGAACAAGGTAAACGCAGTTCAGGCAGAGAACGCCCTGAAATATCGGCTTGTCATCGACATACAGATCGGCGTAAAACCCGGTAGAGCGCTGATGCAACTTGATAGCGCAGTTCTGGCCGCCAAGCGTGACATACACCTTTTGGGATATTGACGGTGATAAGCTAATTTCCTGCATGTCACATCACCTTTCCCAGAAAGTCGGAGACGGTGCTTTTTATCTGCTTAGAAACTGCAGTAGAAGAGCTGTCCCACGCCTTAGATACCGACTCGGCCGCCGAGTTAACGTTAGATACAATCGCCGCCCCTGTAGTCTGTAGAGCGTCTGATAAGGTTGTGTCTGCACTTGACCAGGCATTCTTAACATCGCTCAATGTCACCTCTTTCGTTGCCCCGGTGATCACCTGCGTTGAGGCTGCGGCGCCATTGTTGGTTTTCGCGTTGCTGGTCGGTGGCCCTTCAATAACAGCATTTGAAAGCATGACCTCCCCGCCGTCCATGATCTCCTCGAAAGTGCAGTTCGCCATCAACAACGTTTGCCCGCGATATGACCCCACAAAATAATCGAAGTGGGTCAGATCGTAGCTGTAATACACCGTATCCGGTGTCTCGATGTTGTAGGTGCTGGCCGTGTTTTTCATCTCATCCAGTTTCTGAATGAAATTGTTCCGGCTCAGCAGAGAGAAGTTGGTCAGGTTAGGCAGTGCCCCGGAAAAAGCCGTCCACCCCTCAAGGGCAAAAATGATCCTGAGTTCAGACGGCTGTTTCACTTTGTTGTAGGACGTGTACCGGCCCTTTTCTACCGGCCCCTTAGTCACTGCCGCATCACCGTAGCGATCGACGCTAACCCAGCCAGAAGGAGAGAAAACCTCCTGCCCGGCTGCAGCCGTCAAAAGCGACTCGTCAACAGTGTTATAGGTGATCCGGTAAGTTGGCGACAGGGCGCTGTTAAGGACGGATAACAGGCTTCCTCCCTGAATGGCGGATAGCACTGTCGAGACATTCAGAGAAAACGACATGAGTTATTGTCCTGAGTAGCCAGCCAAAAGCATGACACGGTTGTCGCCGTGCTTTTTGATGTCGCTGGTAAGCTGTTCCACGTTCTGGGCCTGGGTGGTGATTTTGGTGCCATAAAACTGATAAGTCGCACCGGACTGCCCGGGCATCTCGCGGTCTACGGCCATGCCGGCGCCGGGACGCATTCCGGCCATGACTTTAGGGACGTAATTGCGAGTTTCCGAGGGCAGGTTATCCATGCCTTTCTTCTGGACGTTTCCGAGCCCCCAGTTATAGGAAGCAAGAGTTTTTTCCAGATCGCCGCCGGTGGCATCCATTAACCATCTTAGATATTTCGCTGCTGCCTCTGCAGACTTGTGGGGATCGTAAACGTCACGACCTTTCAGCCCCATATCTTTTGCGGTGCCTGGCATGAACTGGAACAAGCCTTTGGCTCCAGCCTTTGATTCGGCGTATGGGTCGCCACCGGATTCAGTAGCAGCCACTGAAGACAGCAGTCCGGCTGGAAGCCCATACTTTCCTTCAAGTTCGCCAAACTCGCCGGTCATGGCCTGCAGGAACGCCCTTCCTTTCTCTCCCAGCTTTGCAGCCTGAGCATTAAGTGGGACATTCGGCTGGTATCCGTCGACATTTGGCTCCATAGATGCGGCACCGGCGGGGGTTACGATGGCGTCTGCTATTTTAGAAAGCAGTCCTTTGGTTGTATCCCAGTAAGACTTTTCATCTTGCTCTCTCTTTTTAGATGAAGGAGCTCCGCCTAGCCATTCAGGAAGATATTTGTTCAGGATGTCATTATATTTTTTATAGGTACTGTCTTCGTAAGTGCTCTTTGCATTGTCTGTCACGCCGGGAAGCGCATCGTTTCCGGTCGGCTTCCCATCCTCAGTTCCATACCATGCCTTCTTAAGCTCATCAGCAGCTTTAGAGAAGTTGCCATTATTGACCTCGTTAAGAGCATTAACCAGATAGCTTATTGTTCGCCCAAGCATGGAGAAGTTATCTTTCAGATTTTTTAGATCATCAGAAAGCTTCCAATCGCCTAAATCAATACCTGTTATATCGTTGATATCTTTCTTCAATTCCTTAAAAAAAGAAGACGATTTAACATTCCCTGATGACCATTCTTTTAGCAAGCCATTTAGGTCTCGAATGGTTGGTATCAGACCTTCATAAATCTGGTTTTTTACCGTGTCGAGATTTTGCCCCAGCTCCGCCCATGCGGCTGTAAATTCCTTTGCGCCTTTGGTTGAGGCGTCTGTAATGCCGGAGCTTTTGGTCAGGCGATCAACGTCAGGCAGGAATTTGCCTTCCTGGTTGCGCTGGTTGATAGCATCATCAACACCTACCAACTGAAGAATCTGACGGCGGATATCTGGATCGGTAACCTTCCTTGCCGACTCCAGTATTTTCCTGAACGTGGTTTGTGCTGAGTCGTCCCTGATATTGAAAGAATCATGGTTCAGTGAATTAAGCCGGATTGCAGCTTCCTGTACTGGTGTATCGTACACCCCGACCTTAGCCAGTTGCTTTGCGTTCTGAAAACCCTGCAATGCTGCACTTATTTTCTCGACAGAACTACCGGCCGCCTCTGCCGCCTTACCCACGCCGTCAAGCTCTTTGGCTGTCATCCCCAAAGATTTAGCCTGAATGGACAGCTCCATTAGCCCTGAGGTAGTGCTTTTCACAAAGCTCATCAGGCCGCCTGCAGTGACGGTAACGCCAGTCAGTGCCAGCAATTCCGTCTTTATGCTGCTGAAGAACGAAGCGGCTTTCTTGCCCTGCTCCGCCATTTCCTTGGCGGTGTTTTTGGCGTCTTCGCGCTGCTTTTTCAGGTCATCACTGACTTCCTGCTGGCCTTTGCGGAACTGAGAAGTATCAAGGCCCAGCGTAACCAGGAGGGCGTCAATTACCGTTGCTGCCATGATCACTCTCCGCTATGGCTCTGTTGGTGTTATCCACGGTCATTATTTCAATCAGCCACCACATATCCTGGACGCTGTACACCGTGTCCAGTTCGTGGAGTTTTGCCATCTTCCCGGAGATTACCGCGGCAATAGTGCGCGGTACGTTCTCGTACTGTATGAAGCCGCGATCTGAATCTTCCGGAACGGATAGGGGTATTTCTAACTTGCGGTGGCTGCTACAAAAGCGATATGGAGTTTGAAGGCTTCGATTTTCAGGCGCGACCAGGTGCTGATTTCTTCGATCTGCCCTTCGTCAACAAGCGCTGTTTCGATACCGTTACCGCCGAGGAATTTCACGCAGCCAAGCAACTCATCAAGCAGAGGTTTAGACTGTGCGAACGGAACTTTAGCCAGTGAAGTGATACCCCACTGAGCGAGACCGGCCATACCGCTGGCCATCACGCTTTCGTACAGCTCGCGAGCCTCTGCATTATCCTCGGCTGGGGCCGGAGCTACCGCAGCACCGATGGCCATCATCATATTGTCGGGGACGGTAACGCCGGCGCCAATCACAGCGCACGCCAGGCGGATCGCCCACTCTTCGGCCTTTCTCGCCGGCATTTCTGTGATTTTGAACTGCTTACCCTTGTCACGGTTATCTGCTTCAACCGTGAATACGATACTTTTACGAGCCATTTTTGTTTCCTGAATGAGTTATCTGGCAATAAAAAACCCACCGCGGCGGGCTCATTTCTTCTTCTCTTCACGTTTGCGTCGTCGTTCTTCCCGCAACTCCTCTCGGCGCAAGTCGTCAAATACCTTCATGATCGCCTTCATCATCATGAAATTGACGAAGTGGTGATTAACGCAGCCGTGAATGCGTAACTGCTCGGTGAACTCTTCAGCAGAACGCAGTGCCTCCATCATGTTTTTCTCGCCCTTCATGAACTCCGAGAAGTCGCGCCCCGCTCTGGAGGCGCATTCAACGATTCGGTTATTCATGGTCACGCCGCCGCATACAGCAACTTCATTTGCCCCTTAACGGGGAAAGCAGCCATGCAGCGGGCTTCGAAGTCCTTCTGGTCAATGCTGCAATTAGCGATATTGGTAACGGCGATCAGTTGCTGCTCGACCTTCTCCAGTGCATCAGGCTTAAGATGTTGGTGAATCTTCTCCTTGCTGTCCCCGGCGGCTTGTTTGGCTGCCTGATAGACATAATCAGGAAGTGCTACACCGTACACCCAGCGAGAGGTGATCTGCCCGAACAGAGCCGGGCAACCGCCGACATGACCAAAGTAAGGAAGGCCGGACATTTTCGACAGTGCTTGATAGAACGGGTCTTTAAAGCGCTTCTCCCAGGACGTTGGTTGCTGGCACACCATCAGGCCGACAATCTGATCTTCGGTGAGCTGGAAGTTTTTACTCAGCAGCAGATTTTTAATATGACGATCACAGGCGCGGGCGAATTTTACTGACAACCAGCGGGCGAATTCCACCGCCAACTCCGGATGAAGCCAGGTCCCGCCGTTTCGCCCTTTCTCCACTCTGACTAAAAGGGGAGAAAAATCCTCTTTTACGCCGGAGCCAGCAATTCCAAGCTCCTCAGCCAATTCGGCGATATAAATTTTTGTCGCCTCAGTCTTTAGCCAGTCCTTTGGTAGCTTGCCGTGATGCTTTGCGGCAACCGTGGCATTGAACCAGCAGTCAGCCGTAAAAGGAAATGAACGGTCATCGTAATTCATGGGGATGATATTAGACATCTCGGTAATTACCTTTTAGTGATGAACCTTGTCACACAGGAATCCGGCCCACAGAAAGGCACCGATAGCCAAACCGGTATCCTCAAGGGTCATCCTGAAAGGTTCTGTGTTGTGATGTGCGCGTGTGAAGCGCGGGGTATTGCGGGTATAAAAAAGCCCGGACTTAGCCGGGCTGATTGTTTACGCTGAGTAGTCTGCCGGGGTGACAGTTTCCCACTGGATAAGTCCAGTTACCGGCTGAAGAACACGGCCGGCAGACGGCATACGGCGCGCGCGCTGCAAGATACCGTTGGTCATGATGTACTTTTTGTCCAGCGACGGCAGGATCACCGTCCCATTAACACGCAGCACAGACCGCGTGGTCATCTGCGTGGTTTGCCAGTTGTCGATGTACTTAATCGACGGGGATGATGCCGCCAGATGGAATGTCCACGGCAGATCACCATAAACAAAACCACCCAGCAGTTTACCGTCAGCAGTACGCTGGTACTCTGCCGTGTCGGTATCTCCCATTTCGAAGATGTTTTGCGCTTCGAACTGCTCCATGTTAAACCCGGATGGGTAGAGTTCAGCGATTACCAGCTCAATGATGGCGTCAGCCGACGTAATATTTTGACCGGGCATTACTGCACCTCCACGCTGTTAACGGTGATACCCTGGATAATCCCGCCGTCGGTGTACCAGAAGTAAACCGTTGGCTTGGTACGCGCGGCGCGCATTGCTGGAGTAAACGGACCGATGTAGACGTAATACCCTTCAGCCAGAAGCGAATCCGTAACATCAACGCCAGTGATGGCATTAATCTGGTCGATCTGCGACTGGTCAAGATCAGTGCCCGCCGTCATGCCGCCCCACGTCCTGAATTGCTCAATGGTCGGCTTCATGCACGACTCAATGCGAGCTTTTCCGGCAGCCGCGAAGGGCAGATTGCTCGCCTGCTGGAACAGCGCAACAAGAGCCGCCTGCAGCTGAGCATTTACCCATACCTGACCAGCCCATGCGTCAAGCCAGGCATAATCACCGGTAATAGAGCCGGGCGCCCACTGGTTGGTTTCGACGGCATTCGAGGCATAGTTGCCGTAGAAGTTATAACCGTTGGCCTTGGCCGCCTCGTAATCAGTATCGTTACTGATCATCGGCAGCAGGCCGGACACCTGACGACCATTCAGCGAACAGCGCCCATTGGCCTGCGTGAAGTTCAGCGCAGCCACAAACCCCATAGCGTTTGCTGCGTGGTTCGGGTAACCATACACCGGGCAGGTATCGTTATAGGCGTAGGTGTTGATGATGTCGTACACCAGTGCATTCGAGCTGCCCGCCACGATTGCCGTTCCTGATGCGTCCCAGGGGACATAGGCAAAGCGGTGGTTCTGGCTGTTTGTCCAGAGCGCAAACGCATTAGCCTGGTCTTTGGTGACAGCGAACGTCGTGGAGAATGTTACCCAGTCCTGCTCTTTGGCCAGAATGGCGGTAAAGATATCGTCAACCACTGCCGGTGCCGCACCCTTGGAGATCACTGCGCCGGTCGCTTCGGTCAGTTTCAGTCCTGTAGCCAGCGTACCTTCATCGGCAAATGTAATGGTGCTATCCACGCCTGTGGTTGCAGAGGTAATGATAAATTTCTTCAGCACGCTATCCCAGGTCACCACAACCGAGGAGCCAATTCCGGTTTCAATCAGCTCTGCCGCGTTATCAAAACTGGTGGCGCCGCTGAGGTTGATAGCCGCAGAAGTCTCCTCCGTACCGTCAACGGTCAGAGTCAGCGTACCCGAAAGCAACTTGAGCTGTGCCAGCGTGGTCGCGGCGTGCGATCCGGAACGAAGGAATGCCGCCACTGCTGCGGTATTGAATCGGCTAAAATACAGCTTGCCAGGCATCTGTGTTTTACCGGTGAATGCGGCGAAATACAGCACCGCGGCGGTGTACTCAATCGACGCGCTGCCGAAGTACGCCTTTACCTCATCCGCACTGGAAAATGAGGGTACTGCACCAACCGGCGCGTATGCGCTGTCGGTCAGGAACAGGCCATTGAGATCAATAGCCGTCCCTGTCGCCTTCAGTACGCCGGGAAGCATCTGGGCGATTTTTGATAGCGAAATTGCCATTTATTATTTCTCCGGAGGAAATCTCACGTCGACCGGCTGCGATATCACATCTGCGCCTGTCATAAACTGCTGAGGAACGCTGACGACAATCAGCGGGTTTGCGTGGAATTCAAGCGTCCAGCGGGATTCCCACTGTTTCTCGCCGTTGATCATCGAGGTTTGCCGTGGGGGGCCGGAATAAAGCGGTACCAGGACATTCGCGTTTTCCCTGAACCAGGTGCATGCGAATTCGGAACGGGCAATACGCGAAAAGATGCTGGCATTGTTTTGCGCCTGATCTCCGTAGAAATCGAGCTGACATTGCCATTCATCAACGCGGCGAATTTCTGCCCGCCCGTAATCGCTAACGCCGTCATACTCGTAGTTGACAGCACTGGTTGAGAGGTCCGTCAGAAAAAGCGGCGTCATAGTAATGAAGCCGCCTTTCGGCATGGGGGTCTGATTTTGCTGAGTCTGCGTGATCTCTGCGTCCGGGAAGAGGACAGAAAGGAAATCGCCAGTCGCCTTAAACAGATCGCTTTCAGTGACCTGCAGGCCTACGTCAATTGTTGACATGCGATAACCCTCGTCCAGTCCGGCCAGATTTCAGGCACATCCACAACCAGCCACGTTTCATTGCCGATAACGAACTTATCGCCGCCCTGCTGCCGTTCCCTGTTAATCCCACACCAGTTGCCATCCGTCCAGATACTGACCAGCACACCCTGGATGTTCATATTATCCATATGCCTGATATCAGCCTGACTCAGCGCCTGCTTTTGCACCATCATCGTTACCGGCGGCGCAAAGCCCGGAGAGGTCGAATAATCCGGGTTTTTGATTGGGCCGATCGAGCGGTAAATCTGCGCCTCGACGCGAGGATTGACCGCGCTAATGGCGTTTCGCACTATGGAATGAAGATTCACTCTTTCACCTCGTAGTCGACCGAGTTCAGCATGTGGGCCGAGTCGATTAACGGGTCATTAAACCCTTTTTTGTCGACCGTGCTTTTTGCGTTCGGCGGCTCAGAAAAGGCGATGATTGACGACTGAATCTGCCCCTTGATCCGCTCCCCCATCAGAGCCAGGCTTTTGCTGGCGTCAAAATCGTTTGCCTTCATGAGCTTCCCGAGCTCTCCGCCCCACTCCGGACCATGTTCAGAAATGGTCTTCCTGAAGTACGGCCGGGATGGGATCGTAACGATATGCTCGGGTATCATTACTGACTGCGCGAAATTGGCCTTTGATGGCTTTGCGAAGCGCGAAACGCCGTCACGGCGAACGTAAAAGTTCAAATCCCGGGTATGCGCCGGGATTTTTACAGTGCCGCCAAATTCGTTGGTGGCTGCCACAAGTGCTACCGGCGTCCCGTCGGGGTACTTAGCCCCCTCAAGGAAGCCAACCTTTAAATCATCGCCAGAGGACAACCCCTTTGCGATAGACTGCAGATGCTCCATCAGCTTATCGCCGCCTGACATTCCATCCATAGCTACCTCCGGATGAACGAACGACGGTTATAATGACCCGGGTACATTGAAGGGGATGAACCAGGGACATACCGCACAGTGCGATAAGGGGCCGTGGCTTGCCAGTAAGCAGCGCCGTATGGCGTCTGGAGATACCACCACGATGACGCGCTGGAAGGACCCGCATCTGTCGAAACCGATACAGACCCCTCCGATGCGCTTGCCACCCGACCTACCAGACCAGAAGCCTTCTCGCCGTTTACGCCTGAATTCAAAGCCGCGATGTGAGCAACCAGCATATTCAAGAAGACGGCACGGACAGCAACATCCGCAACCAGGCTGCGGTCCGTGTTATCAAGGTAAATCGTTGCCTCTGTGAAGTACGCATTGAGCAGCGTATTACTTACGGCATCGAACTCCGGATAACGCTCACGAAATGCGGCAACATCAAAGACAACGATCGCCATTATTTTTTGTCCGCCTTCTCAACGCCAGGGGCTGGATTGTTCTGATCCAGACCTTCCAGACCGGTTTTCTCCGAAGCGTTTTCATTCGCTTTCGCCTGGGCGCTGCTGGTTTTCGCCTGGGCAAACACCAGCTCTTTGCGAACGTAGGGCTGATCAGCATGTGCTGCCAGCCACGCCTCAAAGGCTTCCTTGTCCACGTTTTCGGTCAGGCCGTAGCCACCGAAAACGAGAGAGGAGTTGGAGCCGTTAAGCTCCACCTTGTACGCGCCCTGCTCCAGGATCAGGCCGTTCGGCAGTTTGCATCCTACAGTTACTGTTTCGGCCATGTTACACCCCGATCATGCTGGCAATGCCCAGCGGTTGACGAATGATTGCACCCCAGGTGCCACCGGATTTTTTCTGGCGCCAGGAAGACTCTTCCACCACGACAGCATGGGCGCGCATCTTCTCGGTAAATGCAGCGTAAGCGGTGTCCTGCTCACCCAGGCGTTCAACAATCAGTTGCACAAGCTCACCGGCGTCGGTGCTGTATTCAACAGCGGTTTCGATACGCAGGTTCGGGAAGTTTTTCTTCAGCTGATCGGTGACGTTCACGTTATACATGTTCGTCTTGGTCAGGTTGACTTCCATTTCCGGCGACATACCGAGCACCATACGATCCGTACGCTCTACGAGGCCTTTGGTCTGAGAGACCAGCTGCTTATAGAGGCGGCCGGAGATATCGTCATATACGGCTTGACCGTCTTTCGATGCCCAGGTAATACCACCACCGGAACCAGTTGCCGCCGGCGTCACCGGAGCGCTCAGAGACGGATCGTTGAGCAGACCGTAGTTTTCCAGACCGGCGATGCCGTAGAAGTAGGACTTGTTCTGGAATTTGTTCAGCACAAGTGCAGAGGCCACGTTGAGCTCTGCGGCATAGCCGATACGCCCGGCGCCGTACATGTCCAGCTCGCGTTCACCCCAGCGGGTGTGAGTCTGATAATGGAACGACTGGCGCGGTACCCAGTTAACGTTGGCGGACGTCATGCCGTTGTTGTTGAAGTCGCCGTAAGCGCTGGTTTCACCAGTCGACTCGACGATCGGGAACTGCGAGGTCAGCGTCGTCCAGTCGCCTTTTTTCACTTCACCGATAATCTCTGCGGCCTTCATCGGCGTTACGAGAACGCGGATAAGTTCCGGATCGACGTAGTTCGTGAAGTAGGCCGGGATACCGGCGTTATTCGCAGTAACCATTTGCGGCTGGGCATCCATCGCCAGTGCGAAATTCTCCGCAAACTCCGGCTTCAGGTAGTCCTTTGCGCCGGGCAGCACAATGCCATATTTCCCGCTGGCTGCGGCGTAGTGTCGCTGAAATTCGTTCATTACTTGCTCCAGGTGCTGATTTTGACCAGCTCGCCAGCGTCACAATCGCTTGCGGCATAGAATGCGGTCTCGATAAAACCGGCCACGGTTGCGCCGGCTGCGGCGACTTGCACCTCACCGGTGGTCAGGGATGCAAAAACCTTCTGCCCGCGAGTGGCAGCGGTTGACGTTTTGGCCCAGAAGTCACCGGCAACCATCAGGGTGATTTCGCGGCCGGGCTGGATAAGCATGGATGCCTGGCCGAGCCAGATGGTGATCGACGCCTGCCCATCACGATGGACAAAGCCAGAAGGAACACCGCTACCGGCATTGGAAGCCACACCGTCAACATCCCAGGCAAAGCGGCCGACAGTCAGGCCGTCCTCGCCAGCAACCAGAGCGCCCTCGCCGGCCTGATAGGTCGCGTGAGGGTTGGTGCCAGCAAAGGCCCCTTCGACGCCGGGGGCCGGATACTGGTTAATTCGTGTCTGAAAACCTGCCATGTTAACCTCGTTTCAGTTTGCCAGCGGTCGGGAATGCTTTTTCGAACTCACTGACGGAAGCGGAATCCTGCGCAATGACAGGGCGTGAATTTTCTTTCTGGCTGATCGCCATTTTGACCATCGCCGGATAAGCGGACGGGTGAACGCCTGCGATATCCACGCCGCTTTGCTCAAGCGCGGTACGATAGACATCTTCAGCTGAGTCCATGGCAACGACGTCACCGATCAGCGGGCGAACAATCTGTTCGGCTTCGCGAACCTTGCGGAAGTTTTCCGCTGCCTTTTTGGTCGCGCTGTCGGCCGCCAGACGAATCGCAGAATCCATCGCCGTTTTGGAGACTTTGTCGTCTTCTTCATCGTCTTCGTCACAGGCGGTTTTCTTCTTGTCCTTGTCGTCTTCATCGTCTTCGTCACAGGCGGTTTTCTTCTTGTCCTTGTCGTCTTCGTCGTCTTCGTCACAGGCGGTTTTCTTCTTGTCCTTGTCGTCTTCGTCGTCGGCGGGTTTGTTTTCTTTTTCGTCTTCCTTTTCGGCCTCATCAAGAGCCAGAAGAGCTTTGCGGACTTCTGCCTCCAGATCAGCATCCTGCGCCAGAAGTGGCTTAAGGGTGGCGCGGATCGCCGCTACCTTATGTTTACGCATGTGATTAAGCTCCGGTGGTAATGAATCTGCGACCAGTACATCTGGCCCTGCGCGGCCGTCAGGGACCAACGCTTCGTGGTTTCCGAAAATGTCACGCATAACGCCGTCATAAGGCTCGCCGTCAGGGGTAACACCCGGGGTCATGTCTGCGACGTACTTGTACGATGCAGATAGCTCTCGCTGCTCTCCGCTCTCAATTCCAGCAATCGCGCTGTTATCCCAGATCGACATGCCAACCGTGAGATACGTGCCGTCAAACTCCGCATTGGAGTGCGTCACGCCAACACGAAATTCATTGGGCGGGTCGGTGGGAAAGTCGGGGATGTGTTTGCTGAGCACGGGGATGTTATTGAAGGTTTTGGCTGCTTTCCGGAGCTCATCCGGGTGGCGCCAAAGCCGGTAAAGTTTGTCAGGTTCGAGCCCAAGCTCTTCGCTTCTTGGTATCTCTCGTCCGTAGTAGGCGTTGACGTTTGCCTTGCTGATATTCGTTCGTGAAATCTGAAGGCGGCCATTTTCGTCGATAGTGCGCACAGAGGCGCGGTCAAATGCCAGGCTTTCCGTAATCCCGTCCATTGCGGGTCTCTTTTCCTCGCTTATGTATCTGACCTTTATTGTCACCGGCTGACCCGGTGATTTTGGGGGATGCACTCCAATCACTTCCATTTTTGCATTGCGTGGAAGTAATGTTTCATCTTCATGCTTGTTGCTGGAAAGACCAGTAACATCTAGCCCCTTGTCACCTTTATTTGTTTCTATTTGGAGCATTACACCGCCGATGCTGAACATACCGGCGATCTTTTTTTCTTTAGATGTGGAAAGAAAAGCAGGGTCTGAAACAACCATTCCTTTTTTAATATCTCCGCCTGGGAACAGTTTTTTTGCGTCCTCCCTGCTCATTCCTCGGTAAAGCGTTCCACCTTCTAAACCTCCCTTGCCAATGGCGGAGTCAATGCGTGCCACATCAGGGTCTTCATCTTTACCTTTACGAAGATCTGAGTTTATTTTTAAGAAATTGTCACCTGAGTAACTGGAAATGGCTGACTTTTCATTGGCTGATAGTTTTTCCCCGGCTGATTTCTTTTCATTTTTATTACTATTAATCTTCCCTTCAGCGCCAGCAACAACATCTCCATTTTCATCAATTTTGACGTGGGAACCATTTATGGTTATCCACTTATCCTCATCCTCGGCTAGCGAATAGTATTCGAGTTCGTCCATAGACTTCCCCGCTTATGGCAATAAAAAAGGCCGCCTTAGCGACCTTGATTGATTTTGATTATTTACGATAGGCCTGGTATTACTGGTGACCAGGTGCAACGGCAATTGATTTCCTCTCCAGGCATCACCCATTTACCATCCAGATACATTCCCTTGCTTAGCTCAAACACCTTTCCATCAGCTTTAACGTGGGATGGTCGCGGCTCTTTGCCAGCATTGGAGTGCTTCCATATTCCCTGGGTAATGCCAAGCGCCTGCTGTCGCGCAGACTGAACGACTGAGGTGGCCTTGTTGTTCTGATCTCGGGCAATGAACGCCGCACGGCGCCGGGTAATCCCGTATCGCTTCTGGAGCTCATCGGTGAGATAGGACAAGTCGCGCCCACGCGCTACCGACCGCATAACCAGCCCCTCAACCTGGGTGAAATACTTCTCGGGGATGGATCGGATAAGGCCGACGTTCTCGGCGATGGTCGCCTGAAGAGCGTTATTAATCTGCGAGGTCATCTTGAACTCGACAGTAAACCCCGCATCTTTGAAGGCTGTGGCTAGTGAAGTGTCCGCGTTTTTCATGGCGTCGTTAGCAAACCTGTCGGCCAGCTTTTGCGCCATGTCATCAAACCGCCGCGTCCAGCGCTTAGCCAGTTTCTGCATGGCATTCCGCATCATCACTGCAGGCGATGCATCCATGGCGACAGCCGCGCCGCTGGCCCGATAGTTTGCCGACAGCCAGTAGACAACAGATGCCTGCATTTCCTGCACCTGCTTATCAAGCTGTCGGCGGTACCATGCTTCGACGCCAGCGTTAGGATGAACCGCCCTTATCGTCAGGGTCTGTTTCTTCCTCTTCGTCGTAGTCGTCTTCGATTTCGAGGTCATCATTCAGGTCCAGAGAGTGATAGGGAGAGTCCGGGTCACCGGCGATTTTTTCGCGGACTTCGTTGCCAGAGAGCACGCTGGCGGCCACATAGACAGCGTCAGTGTCAGCGTCTACTTTGCGAATTTCCGCCCGCTCTTTAGCGCTCATTTCGTACAGCGGCTCAAAGTCGAAGGTTATGTCGTCGTCAATGTCGCCGAACTCAGAGAGCTGAATGATGTCCATCACGCGCTTCAGGTTGTCTTTAAAAACAGACTGCTGCAGGGCGTGAATGTAGTCGTAGAAAACGCGGATTTCGCCGTCAGACGTTGCGTTAAGGCCATTTGGAGTGATGCCCAGCAGCTTGACGAGCGGGATGCTCGAAACCGCTGACATGTGCTCCTGCGATTGGGCCTGCAGGGCATCAAGGCCGGCGATAGGGGCGCTGACGAACTCCACGGTCTCCGGCTTTTCCTTATCATTATTGATAGCGAACGCCCCGCGGTTATCACGACACTGATTCATAACCTGCAGGCGGGCAATCAGCGTATCCGCTGCGCCACCTGTCAGGATCTGGCTCATATCCGTACCGAAAACCGGTATCGAGTAGGAGTGAATCATGTCGCTGACGCTGTCGCGGGTGCGAAGCCAGTTATTGACGTAAGGCTTGGCCATCAGTGAAAGAGACAGACCGCGGAAGTTATATGATGCTTTCAGCAGATCAGGGACCTGCCGCGAGACGAAATCAATCATCCGGCTTGCATGTACGGTCCGTCCCATGACAAACCACTGCGTCGGCTTGTAGAAATCCGGGCTAAGCGGGTTGTCGGAGTTATAAATCCCCGGATAGGTCCAGATAGGCTCGATGACCCTGAACCCCTGCAGGCTGCCTTTCGTGATCTTCTTGTCGCTCATGAAGAGCTTCGATTGCAGCTCGTTGTCGTCCATCCATGCGGAGATTCCCCGCGGCGAACGAACGTCAATGTAAATCTGGCCGCCGCCGAAGTAGCCGTCATGCTCTGCGGCTTCTTTAAAGCGCTCGCGCACCTTAAACCGCTTCATGGCCTCTTCGAGCTGTTTTACCCGATCAGCCTTGTCTTCATCGCCGACAGTTTTGAGCTTTATCCATTTGCGGGTCATTTCTTCCGCGATGGTGCCGACCATCTTGCGATATTCAGGCTTCTGCGCCAGCGTGGCCAGATACGGGTAGCCGGGAAAGCTATCAAAGTCGCCGTAGCCGTAACCGCCATACGCAGCATTGAGAGCATCGTAAGGCGTGGAGTCCATTGCCAGAATGGCGCTTTTGATAGCCTCGGGGATCACCCCTTTCGGCGGCTCGTAGCGCTGAAACTCTCTTTTCGGTAATGCGCGGACTTCGGCCACGGCCTCGGGCCTGATCCCGACCATCGGTGCTTCAGGTTCTTTTGCCGGCTCAGGCGCGGCGACTTCTTTCTTTTTAAACCACCACACTTAAATTCTCCTGAGTTGATTCGGGTCGATAACCATCGGCTGCGGGCCGGAAATCAGGTTGTCGTCGATTGCGTCCATCCAGGTATCGAGGATGTCGTCGTTGTCGTGACTGTCATCAGCGGAGAAAGCAGCGCATTCCGTCATCGCCGTCAGCACCCACTCCGTTGAGCCTGCGATCGTGCCGTCCTCGTAGAAGATGCTGGAAAGCTTCTGTCCGTCTTCGGTGTGCGTCGCGGGGACGAACACTTTCCCGGTTTTGATTTGGGGGATGACGTTAAGGCAGCGGACGAGCTTGTTCTGTCCGGTTCCGCGCGGGATTTCCCTCACCGGAATGGCGAGTTGTCCTGGTGTCTGACTACGTTTTTTCAGGGTGGTGATAAGGCCCTGTCCGGCCTGCTTCTCTTCAATGGCCATATGACGCAGCGGCATGACCCGCATGGAGCCAGACAGTCGCCACTTTTCCCAAACCTCTTCCGCTTTCTTCAGGAGGTCTTCCGGGTCCCACCGACCGCGAACGACGTCGATGATGTAGAGATTCCCGTCCACGCCCATGCCAGCCAGCGTAAACACGGTGTAATCCAGCCAGTCCTCTACCTTTCCGCTGTTCGTATCGACGTACACGGCGCGGTGCGTAAGCTTCGGCAGAGTGGTATACGTTCTGAACCAGCTAGTGTCGATGATCCCGCCAGTCAGCGCCATCGGGTTTTGCTGGTATTGCGACAGGAAGGTGTAGCGGTCCTTTTCCCACAGTTGCAGGAGGTCGTTAACGTCTTCCATCTGCGGCCAGTATGACCAGTAGCGAACGCCACCAACGACCACAGAATCGGTATCTTTGACCGTTTCCCAGCAAAGCGAACGCCATGGCTCATCGAGCGACTGGATGTACTTCTCGTCGATCATGGCCGGTATGGCGACATGGTGAAACGGAACGCCCATTCCGCCGGCAAGCATGAAGCCCGTTGCGTCGTCGGTGTGCAGGCGCTGCTGGATGCTTACAAATGGCGTCGGGTGTTCTTTCGACTTATCGCCGCGGCGCGAGCGAATGGTGTTTACCAGCAACGTATTCGCGCTTTTGCGCCGGGACTCGCTGAGCATGTCAACCGGCTTGTTGTAGTCGTCCAGCATCACCATGCCGGAAAACTCTGGTCCGTAGTAGCCACCACGACCACCGGTGATCTGCCCGTTGCTAGAGCGCGATACCGTCTGGCCTATAGAGCGTCCTCGTTCATCCTTTATCTCCCACTCTTCCGCCTGGTTGACACCAAACGAGCAGGGCCAGAACTCCTGATATTCGCGACTGGCGATAATGTCGCGGGTGCGCCGGCTGTTACGCTTTACCAGCGTGTCAGCAAAAGAGATATTCAGGTTGCGAAAGCGTTTAAGCCGCTTCTCCTGCACCAGGGCGTTGACATACGCCGGGAAGTGAATGGAGAAAAACTCAGTTTTCGTACCGCCTGGCGGGATGTTGATAATCAGGTTTCGCGGGACAAGGCGCCCGGCAAGCAGATCATCAATTTTCGAAGCCATCAGGCGGTGATGCCAGTTAACCAGCAACCGGTCGCCCTGAATCAGCTCGAACCATATCCGGGTGAAGTTGAGGAATGACTTCGTGGACTTTGAACGGATGATCACGCGCTCCGGGAATGACAGGTCATCCCATTCGATAATTCCGCTCATATCAGTCCAGCCCTTCTAACCTTCCCTCCAGCTTCTGCTGGGCCTTCGCATAGTCTTCAGCGGTGTACGTCACCTGATTCAGCGGGCCGCCGTCTTTACCGGTTAGTTCCACCTTTTGCTTGTTGCTGTAGGCATCGCCAACCTCTTTTGCCGCTTGCTCCAGTAACTGAGCTGTCATACCGAGGTTTTTCATACCTTCGGCAGTCGTAGACATTCGCTGCAGGACGCGCAGACGATAGGCCTTGTTGGCGATCGGGATGTCGGAAATTTCGTTGAGGAAGCGGTCGCGGGTATGGTTGAAGAGGTCTACCCACTTTTTAGCCAGACCCTTGCCGCTGACCTTCGTCGGATCGTGCGATTCAACTTGCTGAGGGGTGACTTTTATCCCGTAATCTTTTTGGATGGCGTCGACCACAATCGACAGCGTGTCATAGCACGCAAGCATTTGAACGATGGCGGCTTTAACTTCCGGTTTTAGTGCAGCCATGAATCACCATCCTTCCAAAGCATTCCAGAATTAAGCCAGTTTCAGCATGCACGTCCCGCAAGCTCTGGCAACATCGATATGAGCAACCTCCGCCGGCCTGTTCGCCGCATCCACCATTTCCTGCACGTCTTTGCTGGCGCCGTAACGCCGGACCACTCCGACGAACTCCTCGACGTCATGGCCGCGAAGTTTAAGCACCGGCATTCCGGTTTCTTTGTTGAACTTTGGCGCGCCATAGTCATCGGTAGCCTGGGCGATGTGGTAAAGCTCATGCTCAACCAGTGCGCAGAACTCCAGATCGTTGCATTGCTCACAGTAGTCAGCAGCCAGGGTGATGATGAACTTCGGTATGCGACCGAACCATTCATGCATCTGCTGCTCCATTCTGGCCTTCTGCCAGCCGCCGGCGCGCATCATTACCTGCTCACACTGACCAAGCACAATGCGGCCACTTTTGGCGAATGCACCCGACGCCCACATAAACGCGATATCAGCGCCAGCGAGTGCATTAGCGAGGTGTTCGTGGTCAGGATTATGGAGCCGGCCTTCATCAGAGAGTATGTGCTGATTTACCCACTCTCCGATTTCAGTGGCTGGGATAATCCGCGTATACGGTAACCAGTTTTCGCCAATGAAGTTGACAGGAGGGAATGGTCAGCGGTCTTCAGCTTCGGCCATACAGAACATTCCTCTGGGTTGTTCGGATACTTACCGGGGAATTGTTTAACCGGCAACTCATGAAACTTACATAAAACTCTGCAAATGGCACTTTACAGGCACCACCTGAAGAATCTTATAAACGCAACATTGCCACTTCTTCTCAGAGTTGCTCAGTCACTTCTCGTCTTTGCGAGCCGTCAAGATGTGGATCACCTCTTTGGTCGACACCAGATCTATGCTTCTTGTCGGGTAAGCATTATCGAAGCCCCTCAATGAAGGACTTCTGTAATGCGGGCTCTTATCTCAGCGCAGCCCCTTGCTGCGTGCCGGATACTCGGTTACGAGCGCCAGCTGTGAGATGAATGGGCTGGCTTCTGGCCAGCCCGGCCTCTCCGGTAGTCGACAGAGCCAAATCGACAGGAGAATGAAGAGAATCAGCATGGCGCGTTACTTCTTAACGCTGTCCGGCATCACCGCGCCAACAACGCCAGCCAGTGCTACGCCGCCAGCGATGACAGTTTCTTGAATGCCCGGAGGCAGCTGGTAGCCGAAGACGCCGGCAATGACCAGGATAATGCCGCGCCAGGTTGAAGGCTCTTTCAGCCGATTAATGAGATAGTTCATAGCTTCCCCGTGTTTACGATAAAAATACTTCTCTCTCTGCCTTGCGGCGATTGGTTAGTCCAGGCATGGCTTTGCCACCTGATTTATTCCAGCGAAGGAACTCATCAGCCGCGCCTTTCACATCCCCTGAATTCAGCTTTTTCATCAGCGTTGATCTGGATAGCGCACGGGTTCCGATGTTGTAGGCCAGCGACACAAGCGCGTCGTACTGATTCTGAGTTACGGAAACTTTTAGCATCTTGCTTACTGCCAGGTCGAAGCTCACGATGCCAGTACGAAGCAGGCGATCCGCTGTCGCATCGTCAATCTTCATTCCGGGCTTGATGGGCCTACCGTCGACCTTGCCGGTCCATCCAAAGCCGATAGTCCATGGGTCACCGCCAGTTCCCGGGTCCGGGTATGCGGTTAATCGACAGCCTTCGAACCCCTTAATCAGCGCGATGCCCTTATTGCTTATCTGCATTGCCACCTCCGAAGCGAATATTAATGATGTTGATAATCAGCTTTCGGAACTGTTCAACGCCAATAAAGCCGATGCCACCGCCGATGCCTACCGATAGGTTTTTGGGAATTGACAGATACTCAAGGCCAGACGCGACAGTTAATGTCAGTGCGCCGCAGAGAAGGCCCTCAAGAAGCATCTTTTTCCAGCCTCCGCCACCGTAGGCGATGCGTAGCCCAGCCATGATTACAGAAAGCAGCACGGCTCCCAGCGGCGTATCTCCGCGCCACCAACTATGCAGCAACTCCAGAAAGTCAGGCCATGAATGGGGATCGTTATGCATTTTCATAGTCTCTCACCTCGCGTAGTTAGCGGGTGCTGTGTGAAGTGAGGAAAGGCCGCCAGATGGATTTACGACAAAGCACAGAGTGAATGACGTTCTAGCGGCACAAATAAAAAAAACCCGCTCAAGGCGGGAAGGAATACCAAGGGTAAAAATGACGGCGCGGTAGCCGTAAGGGTCCCAAGGTAGAGGGATAGGGTTGTGATGGCCGGTGTCGAACTCCGGCGTGACGGGATTTTCAGTTCAAGGCTTGCAGCGACCGCCTTATACACTACCTCGCCATCGGTTGCTTACTTGCGCATCGACCTACGCATTCACCACAAAGGAAAGAGCACTGCGGCGGAATCGAACCGCATCTGCATAAGCCGCATTTCCCAGATATGCTACTTACAATGCTCTTACCTGTTGTGACCTGCAATCTGGCTCAGGACTCTGCGCGGAAGGGCTTTGACGTGTCGTGCAGCACGTCTCTACCCAAGAGCCCTGACCGGATTGCACAACCACACTCTCGCAGTGGTCCGCGCCCATGCCCTTGGGTTCCTGTCGCATCATCGCCGCTGATAACCGGTGCGCGTCTGGCATTCGCGCTGCTTTACCGGAGCTTATTGTTATCTATGAACCCTTACCCATCACTACACAGGCTCGCCATTACGCGACTCGGGGCAGCATCACTACTGCTAAATTGCCTTTCGGCTGCGGTCTATCCGTTTAGCTTTCACATTTCCCGCCTCCAGAAACGACAAAGCCCCGACGTTTCCGTCAGGGCCTTTTTATTCTTCATGCCGCCACTTAAAGTTAAGGCAGCATATCAAAGTATGCTCAAATATGACGTATTTAATCTACTTTTGCAATACTCCGCTGCGAAAATGTCGATTTTTGTTCCGAACGTGTTTTTGTTAAGGTGAGTAATGCTTCTCGATCCAACTGACCAAACACCGCAAGCATAGCCTCCCAGTGCACCGTAAACGTCTTGGACCAGTTTTTCACCTCTACACCCACCATAGCCGCAAGGTCCGCGTACTGATACTGGTCGCGCCCTGCCAGCTCCGCTTTCGCATCCTGCGCCGCCAGCCAGATAAGCTGACGCAGGCGATCTACCGTTTTCTTTGCAATGCGCACGCCGGCCAACTGCTGGCTGAATTGCTCCCACGCCCACCGGGTGATCGTCTCCTGGTGCTCCCAGCGGATATTCTCGCTGTAGTTCCACAGCAACCACGCTTTCTGATGCTCTTCCAGCGACAGCAACGCGCGGCGCCATGATGCCGTTGAATATTCGACAGGCAGCACCAGGGCGATTGCTGACCCTTTGGCGCGGGACTGTTTCCCCGGTACCGGCGGATTGCTCGGCTTAACCATTCTCCCGGTTGCCGGGTCGACTACCTTCATCCGCTTACTGCTGCGCGCCGTCGCCTCAAACATCGCGTTTTCCGCAAAGGCTACCAACTGCCCTTTCGTCGCGCCGCTCAGATCGGCGGTGGCCACTATCAGCTGCTGGCGAACATACTGGAGGTATTGGGTGTTAATCATGCTTTCTCTCCCAGGGTCTGATAGATGCGAACGAAATTCTTGAGGATGCGGTAGTCAACCAGTACGGTGCCGCTGCTGCGTAAAGGCGAAGCTTTATCCAGCGGTCGCGGATGCGTTCGATAACGTCACGGCTCATTTGGATGCCCTCGCCATGGCCTTAGCCATCGCTTTATACGCCCTGAGTACATATGCTTTTTTCCCGTACAGGGTGATCTGGAAGGTGAGTCCGTGAGACTCCCAGGTATTGACCGGAGAAGCGTACAGCCCTGCATCCGCAATGCGTCTGGCCATAGCCAGCTGCCAGAACGGGCCAGTCAGCCAGATGCGGGAATAAGCCCCTTCGTCGCTATAGGTGATCTTCATGCGGCCTCCGCCATAAGCTGGTCATACGTCAGGTAAAGGCCCCAGCAGCTAAACAGCACATGCGCCTTAACGACGGCCATCTCCTCGTTGTTCCACCGGCAGAACCATTTGATCGCACCCATAACCTCGCTTTCTATCTGATACGGCCCGTTCAGGTGGATGGGATAAACCACGTCATCAAAAACAGCGGCAGTGGACATTGGGTATTGGATTTTGCTCATGCGGCCTCCTGATGGCGGGCGCGGCGCTTCTCCAGCGCGCGGGCTCTGCGGGTGAATATGGATTTGATACGCTGCAGGTATGGAATATCGAACCGGCGCGACACGTTATCAGCCTCAAGGCGCTCAACGCGATCCAGGCCAATGCGTTCAATCAGGTGAATGCGGTATTCAACGGCGTTGCCGCTCAACTGCCGATTGCAGCGGGTACAGGCGGAGTGAACGTTGAACACGTTGAATTTAAGGTGCGACGCCGCGCCGCGTGAACGGTAGTGGCTGGCGTCAATAGCACTGCCGGTGAGGTAGTTGCTCTTGCCGATGAGTGGATTGCCACAGCTGACGCACGGCTTTCCATCATCACGGATCCGGATGTAGCGGTTGAAGGCCGATTGGGCCTCTTTGTCCCACTGGGCTTTAGTCTTGAATGATTCGCGCTTGGCCTTGCGCCGCTGGCGGCCTGCCTTCTCTTCGGTGCGCTGGCGCTGCGCTTCCTTCTGCTTAGCGGCTTCACGAGCTTTTGCGGTCTGTTCTTTGCCGATTGCGCTGGCGCACTCGAATGAGCAAACTACCTGACCGTTACGCATCGGATGGAACCACTCGCGACAGCCCTGATATGCGCACTTGCGGCGCGGCAACTTAGCCATGTGGCCTCCGCGCTCTCAGGCACAGCCACTTCTTATCGACCAGACGGGCCGTATAGCCTTTAAGTGTTGGGATGTCGGAAGGCTTAACTTCGGCCTTGCGCTTGCGGCGAGAAGGAATGCGGAAGATTGAGCGCTCCATTACTTTGGCGAGGGGACTATGCATGGGATTCTCCCCAGCGCTTGGCCCATTCGATTTCAATACAGGACTTTTCGCTGAACTTGACGCCCTGTTGTGTGCCGAACCAGTAGATCGCTTCGATGACTTCAACCATCTGGCGCACTGTCATTTTGCTGGTACGCTGACCGAACATCACAACGCCGCCATCCAGCCCGGGGGCCATGCGCTGCTCTTGTTTTTTTGACTTGGCCACAAGAGCAGTAATGAGGTCTTTCCAGTCGTCGGAGTCGTATTTGTTACCGAACCAGACAACCTGATCTGACAGGTCTTTCAGGAGCGGCCACATTTTCTTGTTTTGCTCGAGAGTGCGCGTCATCTCCTTGATATCGAGGATCAGCGGGCGCTTGGCATCCACTGGCAATTCTCGAATAAAATTGATGGCGTTCTGTTTGATAGCGTCGTTGACGAGGTGGAATTGCTGTTTCACGCTTCACCTCCGGAGAGGCTAAACGCTGAATGCAGAAAATCGCCGGTGGCCTTCGCCATCGGTGACAGGGATTGCTGTACGGTTTTGTGCGCCATGTGTCCCCACTTGGCGCCGGATAATCGCGTCAGTTGCTCAGGCTGACTAAGTAATTATCGCCCTTCCCGGGGATAAAAGCAAAATGAGCATATACGAGAAAACCCCTCAGGAGAGGGGTTTGATTTCAACTGGAGGCTTTGAGTTCTGCGGGGGATTTAGGCATGCTCCCGCTCCTTCTGGTGCTGGTCTTCATTGCTGAAGTCGTCGCCGTCGATGGGCATCAGGTATTTTGCTGGCATCAGCGCGAAATCCATCCTCTTTGCCTCTCTAGTATCGCCATCCCGCGCCACCATGTCTCCTGATACTAACCACGCGTCTCCCATAGGTACCGGCTCGGCGTAGACCTCGCCATTCCAGGTAAAGCGGGAGCCATTCGGCACGAAACCCACAACCAGCACTGACTTTCCGTCATTGGTACGGTAGAAGCCGCCAATAATCATTGCCTGACAACCTGCGCGTAACTCAGCCATGGTTAACCTCCACGCACTGGATATTGTCTACGTGGGGTGATATATCTCTCCACGACCGTCTATCATCTGCAACTTTCATCGCCTTAATGGCTGCTTTGCACTGCTCCATACTCTGCATGGGAACCACCTGCATATTCGATGTATTGCTGCTGATGACGAAAATCAGGAAGAAGTACGGCATCATTTCACCTCCTGCGGGGCGGCTTCGATGGAGGCGCGGCAGGCGTTAAGTTCATCACTACCATCGCGAGCAATGACCAATTCAGCCAAAGTTATGGGCTTTTCTCCCCACCCTAACTCGACTGTATGTCTGTCGAGAATGGCAAGGAGTTTTCCAACGACATCCGGCGCTGGCTGCGCGTGGCGATAGAGCTTAGTGCCAGGCTCAAAGGACTGGATAAGGCGGCGATAAGAAAGCGCATCCCCTCCATCATCGCCAACAACAATCACCGGCTCGCTGTCCGCTGCCGACTGCTCTGGCGGCATATCTGGACCTTTGCGGATAGCTTTTGCCAGCTCGATAGGGTCATCGTAAAGCCAGTCTCCGGTCTCAGGGTGATTGGCTTCTGCCAGTTTGGAGGCCCACTCCAGACCGTCTTTGTGTCCCTGCAGGTAGTCAAGAGGCAGTTCAACCGACTCGCTGTCCATTGCGGCCAGCCTGAATGCAGCCAGCTCCCTGACGATTAGATTACCAAAATCAATTCCAACAACATCCTCGCCGCTACTGATTCTCTGAAGCAGTTCTCTGTTGTCGATGCTAAATTTGCTGGTCATTGTTTTATTCTCCATCGCCAATCGACTTATTCAGCTGATCAAGGACGATATCCGTCATGATGCCTTTGCCGTTCACTTTGATGTGGGCCTGTATTTCGCTGCGCGCCGCTTTGAGTGTGCCGACGCTGACGAATACCCGGCGCTGGTTTTCTGCGTTTATCTTGCGCAGGCGCTCTAAAGCTGTTTTCTCTGCCATCACTCAGCCTCCACCTTGATGCCCGCGGCGGCACGCTCAGCCTCGCCTTGTTCCCAAAACCACTTGTGAAGCGCCATAAGCTCTTCATCGAGCGGAGCATATTTGCGGTCGAAATAGGCCTGTGCGTCTTTCTCCGCTTCATCAGGCAATTCGCCTGGTCCGAAGAGCGTGTTATAAATCCACGCCAGCCCGTTTTTAGCATCGCCAGTGGCCTGCCATTCGATGATTGCAGCCTGCATAACCAAGATATTTTCTCCGATCAGCAGATCCAACTGTTGATAGCGCTTACGGATATATTCGTTTTGCGCTTCAAGTTCTGCGTTGCGCTGCTGCGCCTTCTCCAGCGCCTCTACCAGCGCGAGAACGTTGGCAGGGTTAGCCAGGGCGATGAACATAGCATCATGCGGGCGCTCTTTGCTGATGTGCTCACAAACCATAATTTCATCGTGATTTCCTCCGCCAACCCCGCAGCGACCGTCGTGATATTGAAATGCCCTCCAGTTACCCGTAGTCGCTTTCTCTGCTGCCGCTTTCAGGCTCTGCGCCAGTTCGGTGATATCAGTTGTCATAATGAGCCTCGCATTTAGCTTTCCCATGATTGGGATGAAACCCAAGTTGTTTTTCTGCATTAAGTCTCGCTGACTCTGCGTCTTTCCTTTCTAGAAAGGTGCCTAAATGCTTTTTCTTTTCCCCATCGAAGATGTATGCGGTCCACTTCCGAATGTCCCTTCTGAAATGAACTCCCACTGCATGCGAAGAGTTGTCTTTTCTGACTGTTGCGTTTCTCTTATTTTCAGCCTGAGTGACTAAACGGAGGTTTTCTATACGGTTGTCAGATCGGTCATGGTTGATATGATCAATAGACATTTCCTTGGGTATGTCGCCGTTATGCATGCACCAGACAAAGCGATGCGCTTTATATACTGACCCAAGCAAGCGTATTTCCTGATAGCCTTTACAGGATGTATGACTTGCCTTTTTGCCAGCAAATCGTTTATTCCATGAAATGCAAGATGCCTCACTTTTGAACATGTGAAGCGGTCTTTCCTTCCAGTAAAAATCCAAACCGTCAAAATGAAGGTAGGTTTCAATCATTTCTTTATTAATTGGCTTTGCGGCGATGCTGTGGTTTACCTTGCTCATTTGGCCCCCTCGCGCAGCGAATCAGCCAGCCATTGCAGATTCATAATCTGAACGCCGATATTGCTGAATTTTTTCTCCAGGTGGGCGATAGCCTTCTCAACTCCGCGCGCCTCGGCTTCGGCTACGATGCGATCGGTGGCGGGGGTTTCGTCTGCAAACGTGTCGCAAATCATATGCAGGTAGCCTTCATTCGTTGGTCTGATACGGTTCATCACCCCAGCGATGAAATACTCCCGGCATTCGCTGATTATTTTTTTTGCCTCCACATTCTCCGCAGCCAGCTGAGCATTTTGGTCTGCCAGCATATTCCCGGTTTTTATGGCGGCATCCAGTGAAGCGCTGCAAATGCGAAACTCTTTCGCCAGCTTCAGGAACTTCTGCTCTCTGATCGACAGCTCGCCTGCGCTCTCAAGGGAGGCGATGAGCTCGTTTACTGCCTGTAATGTGATAGTCATGCTGATGTTCTCCCGTAAACAGCCAGTACCCACTTCATCGCCGGGCTTTGCCGACACTCGTTGAAAATCTGATTGGTGCTCTTTCTGCCTGAAATTTCTTCTTCCGTGGCCAGCCGGTAGTAAACCGTCCGCCACACCCGAGCTTCCGCTACCAGTACCCCCCTGCTTTGCCAGGATATTGGCAGCCTGGTTGATGCAGGTGTGCGTCATTCCGGAAGCTGCGGCGACATCTGGAGAACTGCAGGTTTTATGCGTTTTCAGGTAGTTCAGAATTGCGTCTTTTCCTGTCATCAAAATCCACCCCGCTTGGTTGGTTTTTGCTCTTTCTCGCGCCGGCGCTGACTGGCAGCTTCCTGATCGCAGTCATAAATCGCCCCGTGACGCTGCTCGCAATAGACAACACCAGTCTCACCATGCCGGTTAAGGCGCAGGAGGAGCTCTGTGTCACTCTGGTTTGCGTTCTCGTCGTAGGCGCCCTCCCGGTATATGGCCAGCCAGTAATCGCAATCCTGTTCAATCTGCCCGGTGTCGCGGGAGTCGCTCGGCAAGGGGCGCTTATTGGTTCGCTTCTCAAGCTCGCGGTTAAGCTGAGTCAGGAGAACGACGACGCAATCCAACTCCTTCGCCAGCGTCTTGAGGCCTTTGGTGATCAGCCCATAAGCCAGGTCATTTCGCTCTGCCTTATCGGCAGTCATCAGCGTCAGGTAGTCAACGAGGATCATTCCGACCTTGCCGCGTTCACGCTTGATGCGGCGCGACTCAGCCATAACATGCGCCAGTGAAATACCTGGGGTGTCATCAATCAGGAGATTGTTGGTGTCAATCAGCGCCCCCATCACGCCGGTGGCTTTTTTCAGATCGCCGTTCCAGTCGCCGCGATAGCCGTAGTCATCCTTAGTCATGTCCGGGTAAAACAGGTTTGGAGAGATCCGCCCCTTCTGCGCAGTGATTTTCTCCACCATCTGCCCTTCCGGCATTTCCAGTGAGAACATCAGGGCCGGTTCATTTTCTACCGTGGCGCAGTTAACGCCCATTTGGGTATAGAGCGTGGTTTTACCCATCTTCGGGCGAGCGCCTATAACAAACAGGCTGCCGCGCACAATGCGCTTCACACCGAGAAGCTCATCCAGAGAGCGGATCCCAGTCGATAACCCACGGGAACGACCATCAGGTTTCATCCGATCGTCAAACTCATTTGACCAGTCATTCACAGCGTCATAGAACGTGCGAAGCCCTGTCCGTCTCCCGGTTTTTACGTGATCGGTTATCTCAGTGAATAATCCCTGAATAGCGTCAAATTTCTGCTCCGCTGTCATGCCGTTGCGGGCATAAAGCAACTCGATTGCCTTCGTTGTTTTCTCGATGCCGTAGCGCTCCATAGCGGTCTCACGAACACGCATCGCATATGCCACGATGTTCGCCGCGCTTGGCGTGTTCTTCGACATTTCAGCCAGGTATGCAAAGCCACCAACGGTCTCTGTCAGCCCTTTGCTTTCCAGAGCATCAAACAGGGTCAGCAGATCAACCGGCTTATGGTCGCGGTACATCTGGCGCATTTCAGCGAAAATGACCTGATGAGGTCGCGCGTAGAACGATTCTGGCTTGAGAATCGAAAGTACCTTCTGAGTACGCTCGCTGCTGTCGTCGTCCAGCAGGAGTCCGCCAAGCACACTCTGCTCTGCTTCAATGCTATGCGGAGGGGTCATGAAATCAGCGGTCATCACGATCCCCCTCACGCACTTCGATGTAGAGTTTTTCCGTCAAAAACTTATCGAATTTCATGCGGCGCCATGTCTTTCCTGACTTCTGGTCTGGTCGGTCTTCCAGCATCCAGCGACAGTTCTGAGCGATGTAGCGGAGGTAATCGCGAAAACCATCCATGTCCATTGGCTTACCATCCAGGTTGCGAGCGATTTTGTTCGCCTTGCTCCAGAAGGTGCGGATCAGATTGCGTCGCTCGTCAGTGAGGCATCTCCATCCCCTGGCTTCAGGAAGTTCGTCTTTCAGGCATTGCCATACTTCATCGCATGACAAACGGGACTTTTTCTCTTCAGCCGGTTTCTGGTGATTTGCGACATACTTACTACCGTTAGGTAGTAAGTTATTTAATATATTGTTATCTGTGGACACTGGCTGGACATCGGCTGGACACTCCACCTCCGCAGGCATTGGTATTACTGAGTTTGGGCTGGACACTGGCTGGACATCGGCTGGACAAAAATTTGACTGATATTCGTCATATTTGACCACTTTTAGAACAGTGAAGCGGTTGTTCGATTTGGTGGTGATCATGCCCAGGTTCTGGAATTTACGGAGCAGTGATTTAACGCGATCAGCGGTTAACCCCGTTTCCATTGCCAGTGTGTTTCGCCCGGTGATGAACTCCCCTCTTTCGCACATCACATCGCCGACATCAGTCGATACCAGTGTCTGTTCGTGATTAGCGCGCAGGAGCAGGTGAACCCATAGATGAGCCGCCTCAGCGTCCTTGTAAAACGGCACATCCATAATTTTACGGTGCAGCAAGGCAAACCCCTTACCGTCATTCGTGCGCGGTTTCTGGAGCCTTCTGGCCTCTCTGGCTTCGGCTAAATTGGATACGTTACTCACGGCCTTCCTCCTTCCGTTTCAGCTCTTCCAGAATGGCGCGCATCTTTTCAGCCACCACTGGATTTACCGAGCGGACAAAACGGTCACGAGTAACATTTTTGTGTGTTTGTGCCTGGTAAAATCTGTTGCTCTTAGGCATAATTACTCCTGTGAATTGATCCAGTTAATTCGCTTAGAAAGCCGTTAGTGTTCGCGCACTGCGGCTTTCGCCCTTTCTGTTACTCTTCATGCCTCAAAACCCCCCTTCTCTCCCGTTCGGTTAGAAATCAGGATGGCCAGCAGCAGCGACATGTTCGGCAGCAGACTTTCCCGCCAGCGACTTACCGTCGACTTATTCACTCCGGCCACTTTGGCGATATTCGTGGTTCCCAGTTCAGCTATCTGGCTGTGTAACCAGCTTTCTATCCTGCGAGCCTCCACTTTGTTGCGTGTTGTTGAACTCTCCATTTGTGATACTTCCTCTGGTGTTGTTTGGAATGGCCGCCGGTCAGGCGGCGCTATTGTTTGGTGGCGGAAAAATGGAAGGCAGATCAGGGCGAAACTCATGCGCCTTAATCTCTCCATTTACGGCCGCAACAAGGTCGGGAACATGCACAGGAGAAATCCTCTTTTTCCCGTTTAGCCAGTCGCAGATCGTCGACTGCGCTTTGCCGCATCGCTTGGCCAATTCTTTCTGACTGCCGGCGATGGAAATCGCTTTTTCTACTGCGGGGTTTTTCATAATCACCTCAGCTATTGGTTTTTGATGATTATGGTTATCGCAAAAGAGATTGTCAATCGCCTATGCGATTTTTTGCTAAGTAATCGCTGTGGCGATAGGATTAAAGGAGTTACTTTGAGGAGGTGTTATGGATTTCTCTGAGCGTCTTGCTCGAGCAATGTCATTAGCTGGGTATACGCAAGGCAGGCTTGCCAAAGCGGTTGGCATGGCGCAGTCGAGCGTGAACAAGCTGCTTAATGGCGCCAACGGATCTCGCAAGACAGTGGAAATAGCATCAGTGTTAGGTGTGCGTCCTGAATGGCTATCCACTGGCGCAGGTGAAATGCTTGCTGATTCCATACAGATTACGCAAGTGCAGACGCCAGTAACACCGCAAAATGGCATTTATCGTGTGGATGTCCTCGATGTAAAAGCCAGTGCAGGACCAGGTGCGCTTATCACGAACGATTTCATAGAGACGATTCGTGCGATCGAATACACATCGGAGCAGGCCAGATCTCTATTTGGCAATCGACCAGCTCATCACATAAAAGTAATCACCGTTACCGGTGATAGCATGGATACGACGATCTCACCCGGTGATGAAATTTTCGTAGACATCAGCGTTACCCATTTTGATAGTGATGGCGTTTACGTGTTTGTTTTTGGAAAAACCCTTCACGTCAAGCGCTTGCAGATGCAAAGGGACCGACTGGCCGTAATTTCAGATAACCCTATCTATGAAAAATGGTACGTAGAGCCAGGTGATGAAGACCAGTTCTACGTTATGGCCAGAGTCCTTCTCAGACAATCCATCGAATATAAACGATTCGCATAACCCGCTTCGGCGGGTTTTTTATCGCCTGCCGCCGTTAAACCATTCGTAAAAACGCCTGCCTAATTTTTTTTCTTAAAATAATCACTTTAATAATCACGCGCTTATCACTTTTCCGATTATTAATATCGTTTAAGCGATTGACCCAATCAATCGCCTTGGCTATTATCAATCCATCCAAACAACACCGGCAACGCCGGGTAATCGTAACAACGCTCAGCTGGCCGGCTTTAAGGCAAAGGTGAAGAGATGACATCAGTAAGATTGACGAATGCTTTACGTGAACAGATTGCCAAAAACGCACTGGCAAAATCAGGGGTTATCACCGCTATTGAATCCCTTGACCTTAAACGCCAGGAAGTTGCAAGAGATGCTCGCATCGCTGCTTTTGGCGGCAAAGAACAGGCTGACAAGGTCGATAAGCAATATGAAAAGCTTGAGAAATTAGAGGCAGAGCTTCGCAGTGCTGGCGCTTCGCTTCACATTTCCGGCAATCCGCAAAGCTCAATCAACATTGCAATTTCCGGTCGTCGTCTTGGCTGGTGCTCATACGGAAGAACCAGCGAAGGAAAAGAAATTTTCCTGGTTACTCCGAATCGCGATCTGTGTCTCTTTGGCGCTGAGCATGAGATTACAAAGCGTTTCGATTCTCTTATCGACGAAGAGCAAAAGCTCAACGCCAGGAAAAAAGAAATCGAGGCGACTGTTTGGGCAGCACTCAAATCCGTAACTACGCTGAGTCGCCTTGTAGAAGTTTGGCCTGAAAGCAAAGAGCTTATACCTGAAAACGTTGACAGCGCCAAAGTTGCCCTTCCTGCGCTGAAGGTTGAGGACCTCAACCGGTTAATTGGTCTTCCAACTGAATCGGTAGAAGGCTAGCTCTTTTCTTCATGTGTTAAGGAGTGGCAAATGATCCGCGAACAAGACAAGCCTGCATGGCGTAATTTTTGGTTAAAGGTCGTTCCGTTTTTGGTTGCTGTTATCGCAGTTAGCCATCCGTGCTGGGGTGGCAAATGAGCAAACAAGGCATTCGTTCACTGATTTACTGCCTGCTGATCTGCGGCGTTATCTGGACAGCGTTGATTATCAAAATTCTGCACGCTACGGGGGTGTTCAATGGCTAACTCAATTCCTAACAGCGGACGCGCCGTGATGATGCGCAACGCTAAAACTGGCGCCACCTGGAAGGTTTCGCGTGACTACCTGAAGGAAACCTTCTGGTTCGAGCCGCAGGGAAACCTGCGCCACATTCGAAAAGCATTTGAGGCACGCGACCTGCTGCCGAACCTGGTACCAGCCGGGACGCATTAACCGCGCATATCAGCGCACGAATTTAACTGAGCTATCAGGCGGCTTTCATCGCGCCGGGAGGCACGCATGCTGAATAAAGAAAGACTTGATGAGTTATTAGATTATTCGCCTGATTCATGATTATTTACTTGGAAGGTTAACCGCCGGGGAAAGGCTAAGTCTGGATGTATCGCAGGGAGCAAAAATGGACAAGGTTACATTCTCATAAAAATTGACGGGAAGTTTTATTTTGCTCATCGCCTCGCGTGGCTAGTTACGCATGGAACATTCCCAATCAACATGATAGACCACATTGATGGCAACAGAGAAAACAATAAAATCAATAACCTAAGAGAAGCCACCGCCGAACAAAATATGTGGAATAGCGCAGCCGGGAAAAATAACAAAACAGGAGTAAAGGGTGTTAGCTGGGATGGCAGAAGGAAAAGATTCCGGGCCAGCATATCCATAAAAGGGAAAAACAAAGAAATAGGGAGTTATTTGTCACTTAAAGATGCTGAGTCGGCAATTAAGGATTATCGGCTGAAACTCCATGGCAAATTTGCAAATAACGAAGTTATTAACAACAAACTTTTGGAGGGTTAAACCATGCAACCATTACCACGCTTAACCGCCGATCGCCTCGCCGTTCTTCCAGCTGGCACTCGCCTGAAAATGGGCGGGCACATCGTGAAGCTTGTCGGTCGTGGGGTGTTTACCAACGATGCTGGCATCACCCAGAACATGGTCGATTACGTCGATTCCCGCGGCGTACCGGGCAGCTTTGAGGAAAAAATCTTCCTCTCCACGGCAACCGAACACCTCAACGCAGTCATGTGCGAACACTGCTATGCACTTCGCCACCCTAACGACTGCGTGGTTCGCAACATCACGAACTACATGACCAGCCGCCAGGCGCATTTCTGCGACGACAAAGGGTGCGCCGAGAAATATTTCATTAAACACCCGGGGCGCCAGAAATCTGGACGGAGAACGAAATGGTAAGTCAGAACGCAATGCTGGCTCTGGCCATGGTGATTCTCGCCTATGACCTGCAGCCAGTAGACCTCGAAAGCGCCGCTAACCAGCTGGCTGAATTTGATGCAGTCAACGACGCACACACGGAGACAAAAGAATGTTGAGAGTTATCGACACAGAAACGACCAGTCTGGAAGGAAGTGTACTGGAGATTGCCAGCGTGGATATCGTCGACGGCGTTATTTGCAACCCGATGAGCGACTTTGTTAAGCCCACTGAGGCGATAAGCTTCGAGGCTATGGCTATCCACCACATCACTGAAGATATGGTCGCTGACGCCCCTATGATTAGCGAAGTTATCGGCCGTTACCTGGGCGCTGATGCGTATGTTGCTCACAACGCAAAATTCGATAAGTCCAAGTTACCTCAGATTGACGCCCCCTGGATCTGCACGCTGAAGTTGGCTCGCATCCAGTATCCGGAATTTGAGAGCCACGGTAACCAGTACATGCGTTATCGGCTGGGCCTTAAGCCTGAGTTGCCTGAAGGCCTTTACGCACACCGGGCGTTATATGACTGCTACGTGACCGCCGAGCTCCTGCTGTATATGGGCCGCCTGGCTAAGTGGACGATGGGAGAAATGCGAACAATCTCAAACAGTCCGTCACTGATGAAGGCGATCCGCTTCGGTAAGCACAAAGGCTTGTCTTTCGAAGAAATAGCCAAGGTTGATCCGGGTTATCTCCGCTGGTTGTCCAGTAACAGTGACGACGAAGACATCCTGTTCACCATAAAACACTGGTTGAAAGGAGCCTGATATGGGAACGCCTGTACTCATCCTGGGTGATAGCGGCGCCGGTAAGTCATACAGCCTGCGCAACTTCACGCCTGACGAAGTGATTTTACTGCAATGCATTCCGAAGATGCTGCCATTCCGCTCTACCGGCTGGAAGCTCAACGGGAAAGAGTTGCCGGATGGCTCTGTGCAGCGTGGAAACATCATCCGGTTTGATGCCTGGGATGCGGTGCTGGATTCCATTAACCGCATGGTGCTTTCGAAGACCAGACGCGTACTGGTTATCGACGATTTCCAGGTCGTCATGCAGCACGAAAACATGATGCGCGCATACCAGACCGGGTATCAGAAGTTTACGGAAATGGCCGATCACGTGTGGCAAATCATTATGGCCGCCACCCGTCTGCCGGATGACTTCCGGGTTTACTTCCTGGCTCACACCGAAGAGTCGGACGGGAAAATACGGATGAAAACCACCGGCAAGATGTTGAACGAAAAGCTTACCCCTGAGGGCTATTTCTCCATCGTTCTAAGGGCCATTAAGAAAGACGGGAAACACGTTTTTTTGATTAAGGGTGACGACAACGACACCGCCAAAGCGCCGCCGGACCTGTTCCCGGGGCTAACCGAAATGGATAACGACCTTAAAGCCGTTGACGTCGCTATCACTGAATTTATGACCGAATTATAAGGATCACAACTATGAACCAGCCAATGTCTTTTGTATGGAATACCGAAGCCGCCAGCCTGGCGAAGAAAGCAGGCGCCACTGGTGGAATTAGCGAAACCGGCGCTTACGAGGGGTTCATTACCTCAGCCATTTATACCTTCGGTAAGGATGGCAGTCAGTCACAGGCGCTTGAGCTGAGCCTGGACAGTGACGGTGCCAAAGCCAACTACCTGCGCATCAACTACATCGGGAAAGATGGGCAGCAAACTTTTGGCATGGGGTTGATCTCCGCCCTTCTCTGGGCTGCCCAGGTTAAGAGCGCTCAGCCAGAACAGGTGCAAACCGAAAATGGTGTTGAGTGGCATTGCCCGGCACTGGTCGGCAAGAAAGTTGGCCTGTTCCTGCAGAAGGTTCTGTACACCAAAGGCGATGGAACCGACGGCTATAAATTCGAAGTCCGCCACATTTTCCAGCCGGGTTCGCGTCGCACTTATGCCGAATACAGCGAAAACGAAGCGGCAACCGCTATCGCCGCCCTGGAAAAGTCGATGAAAGATAAAGACGATCGCGTCCAGGGTAACCCTCAGTTTTCCGGTGGCGGTCGCCAGCAGGCTGGCGCCAACCCTTACGCGCAGAACCCCAATGCAGTCCCACATTCCCGGCTTCAGCAGGCTGCTAATCAGCACGCTCAGAACATCCTGAATCCGCCGGACTTTGACGACGACATTCCCTTTTGACGGGGTCGAGCATGAAGCACGCACAGGACGATATAAGGGTTGGCGCGGTGCGCCTTCCCTTTTTGAAAGAAGTGAAGGGCTGGCTTATGCCATGGGGTGAAGTGATCAGCAACCCTTTAAAGGCTCAGCGGATGGCTGAAGAGCTCGATACGAATGAAGAGCTGGACACGAAAAGAGGTGCGCAATGAATCGATACTCCCTGATTTACGCCGATCCGCCCTGGGCTTATGGGAACACAATCAGCAACGGTGCCGCTGTGGACCACTATTCGACAATGCGACTCATCGACCTGAAGCGTCTGCCTGTGTGGGAACTGGCTGCCGAAAACGCGGTGCTGGCGATGTGGTACACCGGCACCCACAACCAAGAGGCGATCGAGCTGGCCGAGGCCTGGGGCTTTACGGTGCGCACTATGAAGGGCTTTACCTGGGTGAAGCTGAACCAGCTGGCCGAGCTGCGCATTAACAAGGCACAGGAAGAGGGTGACGTCGCCGACTTTTACGACTTCCTCGACCAGCTGAATGCCGAGACGCGCATGAACGGCGGCAACCACACCCGCGCCAACACCGAAGATGTGTTGATCGCCACCCGCGGCGCTGGCCTTGAACGCAAGCACGCCGGTATTAAGCAGGTGGTCTACAGCCCTCTCGGCGCGCACAGCGAGAAACCGTGGGAAGTTCGCCACCGTCTGGAGCTGCTCTACGGCGACGTGCCTCGGATTGAGTTGTTCAGTCGGAGCGCTGCGCCAGGCTGGAGTCATTGGGGCAACCAGTGCGCCACCGCTTCCGTTGAGCTGATCCCCGGCTGCGCCATTGACGTTGTGAAGACGGAGGCAGCATGAAAGTGAAGACAGAAAGCCTTACAGGACTACACCTTGATGTTGCAGTAGCTATCGCGATAGGTGGAGAAGTTACCAGGCCGCAAGATGCTCAGGTCTATTTAAATGGAATGCATCAGCTATGTGGTGAGAAAAGCAAACGCCATAGCCGCTATGTATTTTCACCATCTACCGACTGGAGCCAGTGCGGAGAGTTAATGGAGAGCTTTTCGATCAGTTGCTACCAGTCAGCGGACCCGGTTACAGGAAAAGTTTATCACTGGGTTGGAGTTAATGAACTTGTGGCACCAGGACGTCGCCGCGGGCTCATTGCAGATAACCTGCGTGCAGCTGTGTGTCGCGCTGTCGTCTTCGCAAAGTTTGGCGATGAAATTGAGCTGCCTGATGAACTGGAAGGTGCAGCATGAGCGCAGAAATCATCGATCAGGCCAACTAGCTGGCAGAGCGCCGGCTGGAAATGACCATCCAGAACATGCGTATCAACCATAACGCAGTTTCAGCTACTCACTGCCGCGACTGCGGGGAAGAGATACCCGAGCGGCGCCGGGAACTGGTGGCGGGTTGTCAGCGCTGCGCTGATTGTCAGGAATAGTTTGAAGAACGTGGTAAGCACCGGAGGCCGTGATGTTCAAACTGATACAGCGCGGACAGGTTTACGCCGACAGCCACGGATGGCCGGTGCTGATTCATAGCTGTGATGACAAGACGGTTCGTTACTGGCGCCAGGGTCGGATCAACACGGCAAGCATCGACCGATTTAATAACGATTTCGAGCCGCTCACTCGCGAAGAAGCGCACCAGATACGCGCCGAACTGGAGCAGAGCGAGCACATTAAGAAGCTGCGCGCCCAGCGCGCGGCCTGATTCAGGAGAGCATATGAGCGACGTAATTCAACTGGTACCTAACAAGTGGGTTACAGAAAAAAAACTCACAGAAATTACCGGTCTTCGTTCTGGAACAATTGAAAGAGCCAGAAAGAACTCCTGGTTCGTTGGCCGAGAATATATGCATGTATCACCTGATGGTGATCCAAACCCGAACAGCCAATGCATGTATAACCTGGAAGCGATAAATCAGTGGATAGAGCGCCAGTCGTCGAAACAGCCAGGTGCTCATTCATGCTGAAAGCGATATTCTTAACATGCTCTTGGGCGCTAGGGAGGAAGAATGGCCAAATCGTCATATCCAACTGGCGTTGAGAATCATGGCGGATCGCTTCGCATATGGTTCATTTATCAGGGCGTCAGGGTCAGAGAAAACCTTGGCGTTCCTGATACACCAAAAAACAGAAAGACGGCTGGCGAGCTAAGAAGCTCTGTATGTTTCGCAATCAAAATGGGTAACTTCAACTATGCCAGCCAGTTTCCGGAATCTCTTAACCTGAAAAAATTTGGAGTGGAGAAAAAGGAAATAACAGTAAAGGAAATTGCTGAGAAATGGCTTGAGCTCAAGCGGATTGAGATGAGCAGCAACGGGTTTGTTGGCTATGAGTCCATTGTAAAAAACATGGTGCCACGGATCGGCGGGGACAGGTTCATTTCCTCAGTTAACAGAGAGGATTTGCTGCTGATAAGAAAGGAGCTTCTGACCGGGTGGAAGGTGCCTAAAAAAGGGCATAAACCATCAAAGGGAAGAACGGTACCCACTGTTAACAACTATATGACCACTATTTCAGGAATGTTCAGTTTTGCTGTAGCGAGTGGGTACACGGCAGAAAACCCGTTTAACGGTATATCAGCTTTGACAAGAAGTCGCCCAGATCCTGACCCTCTTTCGAGAGATGAGTTTCTGAGGCTTCTTGATAGCTGCAAGCACACTCAGATCAGGAACATCTGGGCCCTGGCAGTATACACCGGCATTCGTCATGGGGAGTTGGTTTCACTGGCCTGGGAGGATATCGACCTGAAAGCGGGAACGATGATGATCAGGAGGAACTTTACGCCTACAAATGAATTTACCATGCCAAAAACTAAAGCTGGAACGAACAGGGTTGTTTTCCTCATTGAACCAGCAATAGAAGCACTGCGCAGCCAGGCAGAGATGACAAGGTTTGGTAAGCAGCATGAAGTAGAAGTAAACCTACGGGAGTATGGGAGAAAGGAAAAGCACGAATGTACGTTTGTGTTTGATCCGCGACTAACCGGGCGAAACTACCTTGCAGGAGACCATTATGCAGTCGGGTCGATAAAGAAAATTTGGGATGCTCATATTAAGCGCGCCGGCCTTCGACACCGGAACGCTTATCAGACGAGGCACACTTATGCTTGCTGGTCTCTTTCAGCCGGAGCAAACCCGAACTTTATCGCAACGCAAATGGGGCATGCCGATGCACAGATGGTTTACAAGGTTTATGGAAAATGGATGGCGGAAAAAAACACGGAGCAGGTGGCGCTTTTGAACCAGAAACTATCCGATTTTGCCCCATCCCTGCCCCATGATGAAGTGATGAATGGATAATATATTGTTATATCATTATGTTACATATCGACATGCTACATATTGATAACACAAGAGGCACGAAATGCGCTCGACCAGGCGCAAAGCTTGTGGTGTGATGCGTGTTCAATATATTAAACTAGGCCTCGCAAATGACCGTCAGCGTCGCCATCAGCCGTCACCGCGGGACAGCGTCGGGTATTACAGGTATACTCCGCCTCCTTTTACCGCTTTGGTTTTGATGGAAACGCTCCAGTGAGAGGATGCTACTGCGCACCATGACCCAATTCACTTCTCCTGTACTGCACTCGTTGCTTGATACGGATGCCTACAAGCTGCACATGCAGCAGGCTGTCTTCCACCGCTACAATGATGTACAGGTTGCGGCGGAGTTCCGCTGCCGCGGGGACGATCTGCTCGGCATCTACGCCGATGCGATTCGCGAGCAGGTTGAGACGATGCGCGACCTGAGACTGCAGGACGATGAATATCACTGGTTGTCGAGCCTGCCCTTCTTTGCGCCAGACTATCTCGAGTGGCTACGCGGCTTCCGCTACGACCCGCGCCAGGTCACGGTCATCAATGACAACGGCAAGTTGAATATTCGCCTTTCCGGCCCCTGGCTTGAAGTTATTATGTGGGAAGTTCCGCTGCTGGCGGTGATAAGCGAGCTGGTACATCGCTATCGCTCGCCGGAAATCAGCGTCGATCTCGCGCTGGACACCCTTGAGCATAAGCTGACTGACTTTAACCGCCTCACTGCTGATATCGATATGTCGGGCTTCCGCCTGATGGATTTCGGTACCCGCCGCCGCTTCTCCCGCGAGGTGCAGCAGGCGATTGTTCAGCGTCTTCAGCAAGAATCCTGGTTCACCGGTACCAGCAATTACGATCTGGCGCGGCGTTTGAATTTGACCCCAATGGGGACCCAGGCTCACGAATGGTTCCAGGCGCATCAGCAGATCAGCCCGAACCTGGCGAGCAGCCAGCGCGCGGCTCTCGCTGCCTGGCTGGAAGAGTATCCCGATCGGCTGGGGATTGCGCTGACCGACTGCATTACGATGGACGCTTTTCTGCGCGATTTCGGGCCGGAGTTTGCGACCCGCTATCAGGGGCTGCGCCACGACTCCGGCGACCCGGTGGAATGGGGCGAGAAGGCTATCGCCCACTACAAAAAGCTGGGCATCGACCCGCTGAGCAAAGTGCTGGTGTTTTCCGACAATCTCGACCTGACAAAAGCGGTTGATCTCTATCGCCACTTCTCATCGCGGGTGAATCTGAGCTTCGGTATTGGCACGCGTTTAACCTGCGATATTCCTCAGGTGAAGCCGCTCAATATTGTTATCAAGCTGGTGGAGTGCAACGGTAAACCGGTGGCGAAACTTTCGGATAGCCCGGGTAAAACGATTTGTCACGATAAAGCTTTCGTCCGCGCGCTGCGCAAAGCCTTCGATCTACCGCCGGTTAAAAAAGCCAGCTAG